ATGTTTTCAGATGAAGTGCTAGAAAAATTTTATTCCAGAAGAGAACTTAAAAATGTAGACCTAGCAACGCAAGTAGTTGTTTTGCGTGTTATGGAAGATGTTCTAACAGAGGTATACGGAAATGCTAATAAATTTCAGCCCGATCAACATAATGAAAAATCCGGCATTCATCACGCAGGATGAAACGGACATCTTGGTAGAAACAGAAAAATTAGAAAGAGAGGAAAAAAGTTATGCAACCATTTACGAACCCGAATTATTTTCAACAGACAGTACCTGTGAGTTTTAATGCAGGGGGGTATAACCCTTATATGAGAAATCAGATGATGACGGCTCAACAGGACATGGTAAGGACATCAGTAGTTCAGCCAACAGTTGGGATAGCAGGAAGATATGTGCAAGACGCTAATCAAGTAACGGCAAATGAAGTACCAATGGATGGTAATTTTGCATTCTTTCCAAAGGAAGATTTGTCTGAGATCTACGCGAAGTGTTGGTCTGCTGACGGTCAGATTAAAACTATCGCTTTTAAGCCATCAGAAATCATGGATGCTAACAACACTAGCCCTAGTGTAGAAAAATCGAAAATAGACGCGTTAGGCGATGCTACAGATGGTATTATAAGCAAACTTGATGTTATGGCAGATAAGATAAATGCCATTGAACAGAAATTAACGATAAAGACAACAAAATCCAAAGCAAGTCAAGAATAGTCGGAGGTGTTTAATATGAATCAACAAGTGATGCAGGCTTTTAATCAGTTAAAATCCATTAGAAATCCGCAACAAATGGCTATGCAGTCTCTGCAAAACGCTGCAAGACAAGGAAACCCTATGGCAAAAAACATTTTGGATAACATTGAATCTGGGAATATGCAAAATGTAGAACAGGTATTAGGAAACTACATGAAAGAGCAGGGTCTTAATATAGAGGAAATCAGAAAGATGATTAGATAATCGTACATATTAGGGTTTTGTCCGGACAATAAAAACCAAGGTTCCCTATTTGTAAATAAATCAAATAGGAGGAAACTAATATGTTTAACGACGGAGTTAGCCTTGCCGATATTGCGGCAGTAACAGGCAACAACAGAAACAACGATGGTATGTGGGGCGATGGCGCATGGTGGATTGTCATTCTTCTTATCTTCGGCTGGGGCAATGGCTTTGGCGGCTGGGGTAACGGGAATGGTGGCGGTGCATTGCAGGGATATGCTACACAAGCTGATATTCAGAGAGGATTTGATAATTCAGCGGTTATCAGCAAGTTAGATGGCATTTCCAATGGATTGTGCGACGGCTTTTATGCTATGAACAACAGTATGCTTACAGGTTTTAATGGTATTAACACAAATATCATGCAGACCGGCTACGGCATCCAGCAGGCTATCAATTCTGATACAGTTGCCAATATGCAAAATACCAACGCTTTACAGTCACAGCTTGCCAACTGCTGCTGTGAGACGAGAGAAGCCATCCAGGGTGTAAACTACAATCTGGCAACTAACACTTGTGCTTTACAAAACACAATGAACAATAATACAAGAGATATTATTGACAGCCAGCAGGCAGGAACAAGGGCAATCCTTGATTTCTTAACAAATGACAAGATAGCAACATTACAGGCAGAGAACAATGATTTACGCAGAGCTGCTTCACAGGATAGACAGAATGCACTTCTGACTACCACAATGGCAGCGCAGACAAATCAGATTATTGACGCTGTAAGACCTACACCAGTACCATCATTCCCGGCAAGCAACCTTTACGGATATGCTTACGGATGTGGCTGCAATACAGGTTGTGGATGTTAAACAACTGAATAATCAAGTATCTTAATCAAATTTAGTCGGTTTAATTCTTGGTTTAAATCGGTTTGATCGAGTTAAGTTTCGAGTTAAACTCGAAAGAAAACTCAAAGATTATGTCTGCTAAGCAGTATTACTTAAATTTAAAGGGCAGACTTATATGGTTTGCCCTTATTTTTTAGAAAGAGAGGTAAAGACAATGGAAATTACAGGAATCGCATTACAAACAGTTGCCGCCGGCGAAGATGTGGCATTTACAGAAACACCAGTTTGCGGTAGTAAGTGTATCGTACACAGACAGGGCAGTGGAATTATTAAATTAAGAGGTATTACAAATCAATGCAAGGCACGATTTTTAGTATCGTATAGCGGCAATATTCAGATACCTACAGGCGGCACAGTAGAAGCCATTTCACTTGCTATCGCAGTAGATGGAGAGCCTTTGCAGTCAACAAGAATGATTGTAACACCAGCCGCAGTTGAGAATTTCTTTAATGTATCAGCACAGGCATACGTTGATGTACCTTGCGGATGTTGCAGTACAGTAGCGGTGCAGAATACATCTACACAGGCTATACAGGTGCAGAATAGTAACTTAATTGCTGTTCGTGAAGCGTAAGGGGGTGTGAGTATGCACATTGAAAGAATCCACAAAATGATTGAATGTCTTACAGAGAAATCCTTATGCGAACTTGATAATGGTATTGAGAATGTCAATACAGACGAAATGGGCAAAGCAGTCGATATGATTAAAGACTTGTGTGAAGCAGAGTACAAGGCTGTTATCGTTAAGTCTATGAAGAAAGCAGATGAAGAGGAAGAAGAGTATAACAAGGAGATTCTTAGAGCCTTAAAAGATGAATATGGCGAAGAGAGTGGCAGAAGATACTATGATGAATACCGATACAAAACTTCCGGCAGATATGCACCGAAAGGAAGAGGTGCTTATGTAGGCAGACGAGGTTTTGCTGAACCACCATACTGGCACCGGGAACCTGAGCATGAAAGAGATATGGATAGGGAAGACGGAAGAATGTACTTCACAGAGCCTATGGAGAGCGATTACGACAGAGCAAAGCGTATGTACACCGAGACAAAGACTATCCATAGCAGTAATTCCACAGAAGACAAGGAACACAAGATGAAAGCCCTTGAAAAGTATATGCAGGAGTTAGGCATTGATATTTCCGATATGCTAAACGGAATGACGGAAGAGGAAAAAGATATGATGCGGACAAAGTTAAGTACGCTAGTATCTAAGATCTAAAAAATAAGGCTAGGGATTTTCCCTAGCCTATTTCTAGCACATTGACAACCGAATATTGGCTAGTGGCTTTTATTTTTTAGGAAAGGAAAATGATATGATATTTTATGTAAATGATAACGAATGGTCTCTACGCTTTGTAAAGCCCAATAACAGCAATTTAAGACGTAGTGACGGTATTTATACACTCGGGGTAACAGACAATCAAATTAAGGCGGTCTACGTTGCCACAGGGCTATCTGATGCAATGCTAGACAAGGTATTGTGTCACGAACTATGTCACGTTTACTGTTTTGAGAACAATTTGCGCATGGATATTCAGACAGAGGAAATAGTTGCGGATTTCCTTGCAACCTACGGAAGAAGTGTGATTTTCTCCGCTGATGAAATATTGGGAAGAATAAGAAAAACAAAAATTCAAAAATTGTCCTAGTAGATTTTGATACCCCCCTATATGTATTTCTGAAATGAGATTTTTAAAATTGATTTTTCGGGAATTTTGATTCGATTTTGAAAGAATTTTTTCGATTTTTGAAAATTGGTCTAGCGGTTTTTGATACCCCCCTGGGTCTGATTTCCAGACGGAAAAACCATATCGGAAATTCTTGAAATTTACACTCGATTTTCGCGTGATTTTGTTTTTGGTAGGGTTATCCCTTGGGCGTGATTGTCCTTCCGATAATATCCCCGCGCATGGTTTGATCGTGTGCGCTGCGGTTCACCTACCATGTTCCAAACGCGTCCGGGTGTACCTGCGCCTTGTATTTACTTTATATAGACGTTTTAATTTGTTAGCCTATGGAATTATAGACAGACTACACCAAAAGCCCCAAAACGTCAATATACAAGTTTATAAAGCATATAGACGCGCTTTGGTTTTATTTGTTTTTCAAGGAACGAAAAAAGGCGGAAAAATCCCGCCTAATTATTTAAAAGGTAGATCATGGTATGCTTTTTGGTTTCTTTTTGCTTTTTCGCGCGCTTGGATAACTGCATCGCGCACAAGTTCGCTATAATTTCTCATGTTTCTACCTCTTTTCCTTTTACTCATTTTTGAGTAAAACCGCCGCCGGTAGTGATCCGGCGTGCATCCTCTGCGGCGACTAATTTGTATTGCGTTCTACGATTTTATTATTATTGTATACTAGACAACTTCCGCGCCATTCGTATTCGCAATTATAACCAATTAACGAGCCGCACAGGCTATGTGTCGCACTATCAACATTTTCAGACCAGACAAACAAGTCTATTTTTTCTCCTGTTTTCTTGTGTTTTATAGCAATTTTAAATAGATATTCTTTCATGCGCTTATCCTCCATTATGCTTTTCTATATCCGTTTTCGGCGGCTATTGTTCGATGATTTCAAAACATTTTTGTATTTCTTCTAAGCTGTGGCAGCATTCCCCGCCAGGATATCGATATATAGCCATATAATCACCGCCGCCTAGAGGTTGCATATCTTTCAAATATGCTCTATATCCTCCGTTTCCTTTTATAATCTTCGGGTATCCGTCTTTTCTCATTTTTTCAATTCTTGTCATGTCTTTATTCCTCCATATTTTTAAAATTTCCCGGTTATTCCGGTTTCGCCCTGTCTCATCAGTGCAGGCGGGGCAGTTCCTGCAGACCGCCGGACGGCGGTTTCGACTATTTCACTTGTTCCGCAATCTGTGCATATATAGACGGTTTCGATTCGTCAACCTCTTTATAGATACATCCGCTATATACTTTATCTGTTGACCCTTTGCAGGACTTCCCAAAATTCTTACAGTTGTAGCACATTGGGTTATATTTCAATTTATCAATGGCTTTTCTGCGTGCCTTGCTTCTCTTTATCTGTTCATCTGTTACAACCATAATATATTTTTCCATGTTCAAAACCTCGCTTTCTTCGTTGTGGTCTGCCATCATCAGATCCGGGAGACCATCCCGCGACTGACGCCCCAGATCGGAGCGTTTCGGCTAAATGTGTTCGATTCTGAATCTGTCCCTTGTTTCCTTTGGAAGTACCAGATTTATAAAATCTTCGGCATTCACAAGCGTTTCAAATTCTGCAATTACGCTTTCTTTTGGCTCCTCAAATTTGCTAGGGAATACATTATTCCGATTACTTTCCAATTCATCATATTGTCTCACTCGCTTTCTTATCTGTTTACGATTTCGTAAATCTGTGCTAATTTGCAATATTCTTCACATTCCTTTTGTTTCGGACACTTGGAGCAATCATTTTCGTAAGTGCCGCAAACCTTTGTTAATTCATTTTCTAACTCTTTGATTCTTTCCATTTTGTAACCTCGCTTTCGTGCTTCATTTGATACTTGTATAATATCACTTTTTATAGTGATAGTCAATAGAGAATATAACTTTTTTTAGAAATATTTTTGTTGACTTTTTAAAAATTAGATTTTAAAATACATACATAAGATAATATAAGAAAGGTGTAGAAATATTATGCTAAAATATCGCTTCAACGTAGGAGATGCGCTAGATCGTGCAGGGTTCAACACGTACAAGGCAAAGACAAGCGGATTGTTAAGTCAAGACACGCTCAAAAAAATTAGAAACGAAGATACAAATATAAATCTAAAAAGCCTAAATAATCTGTGCCTTATATTAGACATGCAACCAAAAGACATCCTTATATATGAGGAGAATCCAGAAGAAAAAGAGATAAGAAAAAATTTATAATTTCTTAAAAATATCTCTTGCAAAAGTGACACAGTTGTGCTACTATAAGATCAACAAAAGAGAGGAGAAAAAAGATGAAGAAATTTGATATTTATGTAAATTATGGCGTCCTTACGCATGAAGGAAAGAACGTCTACACCTACGGAGCACCGCATCCACACGCGACCTGCTCCGAAAAAACGGAAGTTGCACTTCCGGAAAACAAATATTTCTCGCTTTGCGAGAATTATATCGGAGACCTGATGGTCGAGTCAGCATGGGGCTGGACTTATCAGATTAACGATGTGTTGCAAGGGAACGAACGCCCTTGTTTTTATGCGCTAGACAATGGCATGAAAGGTCATAGAGTTTATTTGGAGGAGGCATAAGGCATGAAAAAAATTGTATTTGAAGATTGCAACGGAAACGTGGGACAAGAAAAAATATTTGACAGCGAAGAAAAAGCGGTAAACTATGCAGTAGGTGCATGGGCGCACCTAACAGAGCGCGAAAAGAAGCGTTATATAGACCAGGATGCATGGTTCCGGTTGTATGAAGTTGAGTTGACACCCGAACAACTTGAGGAGTACCAGGAAGAAGGAAGCATAGACGACAAGCCGCTAACAGAGTACGAGACGCGTACCATTATTGACAAGTAAATAAAAAAGGAAAGACGGACAGAGAGCCGTCTTTTTTTGTATAAAAATTAAATTTCTGTCTTTTTCCGCACTGTAAATTATTGACGAAAATATAACGCATATTTGTATAAAAGTTTGTTGATAATTATATATTGACACTTTAGCCAACTAAATTTTGTTTACATTTTGTACACAGATTGTAAACGTAGATAAGATTAGATAAGATTAGATAAGATATATACACGCACGATGCGCATCGTGTGACGCGCGTATCACTTCCCAAAAATTTTGTCAACCCCCTAATTTTATTTTTTTGTATTTCTTGATGTTTATCAGGGATCTAAATTTTTGTTGTTTACAAATCAACCAAAATGGGCTATAATCCTTATAAAAATTTAATAAAATTATTTTCAATGCACCAAAGGACAACAGATCAATAGATCAATTAGCACGTCTTTTGGTGTTTTTATTTATATATACAAGTGCCACTAGGATAGAGAGGTATGCAGCAATGGAAAAAGTCAAGAACGAACAACCAACCGTAGAGGCCTTTGAAAACGAAATAGAGTTGTTTATCAACTATTTTTGCGAAGAAAAGAAAATCAAGGATCTGCGCAAAGAATCGCAAGCCATATGGAACGCTTGTCTAATCTACGTTCAAAAAAATGCATTCAGTGATCGGAAAAAATTAAAATCTACTACGCTTATAGACAGCACTAGTGGAGCAGTTAAGACAAACTATAATGCTTATAACTATGAGTTATTGAATGATATATGTGATATATATATATACATGTGTATGTTATATGAAAAAGAGGTATCTGTAGTTGGATATAGTTTATTAACAGGGATTAAATACAATACATTACAAGAGTGGAGGCGCAGGGGCGAAAAATCAAGTTCGTTGAGTTTTACGATTACGGAAAAACTATCGCAATTTCGCGAAGAATCGCTAAGCGACAAGTTAGTGACCGGAAACAAGAACCCTGTTGGAGTGATCGCGGTACTCAACCGTCAATTCGGATGGCAGAGCCCATATACGTCAGATAGTAATAGACAAGTGCAGCCATTAAGCGTGAGCGAGTTGCCAAAGTTGGGCGGTGCATCCTCTGATTTGTCTTTAACAGACGGACAAACGGAAGAAAAAACAGGGATAAACAGCGTTATTGATGTAGGAGAAGAACTTCAAACCCTTGATACACAAGGGATGCTGTAGTTTATACACAAGTGTCTATTAGAAAGACAATCGCACAGATAAATCTGTATTTAACCGCACGATACAAAACCAGAGTGATTGATGGTAGGATTTGAGAGACAAAAGGCGCGTCCCCTACCCCTTTATACTAAAAATGCGAAACCGCCCTACTTAGTCCCTCAAATACCGACAAAAACAAAAAGGCTTGTTGGTGGGGATATAGGTATTTGCAAGAAGATCCATAGGTGGTATAATGCAAATACAAACATTCAAGACAAAGAGTCGTAATTCTTGCGACTAGAAGAATCCCAAAAATTTCAAAAAATAAAAAAAGGGGTAAACCCGGAAAATGATAAAAGTTAAAGGCAGAGAAATCACGGATGAATGCCAGTACTGTGGAAAAATCCTAGATTGCGGATTGTTCACTAGCGGTCACGGAATAAATTGTGAGCGTAATGGTGTTACGGAAATGGTTAGTTGCCAGATAGAGCATAGGGGGAAGAGGATGGCTGTAGAAAGAGAGAAGAAGTGCTGTGGCACTTGCGATTGCAGTTACTATAACAGGGAAAATGGTTATGTTTGCGAGAATGAGGATAGTGAATACTACGGAGACTATGTAGAATTTTCTCATACTTGCGGAGATTATGAGCCGGAGAGATTATAATGGTATATGTGAGATTTTATGGAGATATTGAGGAAAAGATTTTCGAGGTATCAGAAAATGCGCCGTTCCCATTTGACTACGACCAAGAAAGCCAAATGTTCAGAGTTGGAATCGATAGCGCAAACTATTTGATGATTCCAAGGGAATCCGTGATGTATATATACTACAAAGAGAGTTAGGGAGATTTGCCATTAAACCCACCGGTTTGCCGACTGGTGTTAATGTGGTGGTTGAAAATAAAAGGTTTGGAATATCAACGACATTGTATAACTCCCCCTTGTAAAGCCGACCCGTGGAGCGGTTTCGGGTTGGCAAGTAAAAAATCAAGTACTTATCCCACTGCACTTGATTTCAATATAATTGTGAAACTCAAACGATATATGCCGTTATAGTCGGGTAATTTGGTCTTTTTAAAGACACGCATTTTTCATTGTTTTTATGTGTGCAGAGACCAAAAGGGTGCATGGCTCAGTTGGTAGAGCGATCGGCTGTTAACCGATAGGTCATAGGTTCGATCCCTATTGCACCCGTTCTCCGGAACGTTCAAAACTGGAGACTCCTTTCCAATATGACGCGTAGGTCTTGTCTGCTGGGCGGATGTTAAATGGTTTGATTCCAGCCTACGCAAATTAAAATTGAAATATGCGCTAGAGCAAAAAATAAAGAATTGCCTATGTCGTTCTCCTAAAATACTTTTGTTAAAAACAAACTCTAGCGCTTATTTTTTATTGCGAGGTAAAATTATGGCTGGGAAATGGATAAAACAAATTGACAAAGAAAAATTTTATAGATCCCTAGAAATGTTTTTGAGGGCTGAGACAACTTTGAAAAACGCAGCTCAGATGGTTGGTCTTAGTACACCTACCCTGCGGAAATATTATGAAATGGCGATAGCCGGGAGACCATTGCCGGATAATCTGTTCAAGGAGTAGAAATGGTTAGATTTTTATATGCTGGATATACAGAAAAGAAATGTGAAGATTTTTTTTGCACAGCAATTAGTGAAATAAAACGTTTGTCTGGCGAAAAGTCAATAGCAAAGATAGTAACCAGCGATAAGGTTATGGTCGAGTGTGTTTCATTTTCTGAGAATAACTGCTTGCCGTTCAAAAGATGTGATTATTTGATAATTGACACGGATTTTGGCGACTTGACAGGCAAGAAGATGGAAAAAGCATATAAAATTGCGGAAGATATGAAAAGTCAGATAAGACCGGATGCAAAATTGATTAGCAAAAAAGATTTCTTTCGCATTTTGAGAGGAATATGTGAGGGTGGAATATGACATTTGATAGGTTTGATTTTTACAAAGATAGCAAAGATGTATTTATACTTCCAACAATAAGCGTAAGCACACAAATGGAATTTAGAATGAAAAAATTTCAACATACAAATTCATTTTGCAATTTTTCATTTTAGGTGGCGGTGGATTGAGGAGAACAGTTATGTGTGAATTTTGCGAGGAAAAATTTCCTGTGATAACACATTATGGAAAATTTAAGATTGATAAGTTGTCAAATAAACCTGTAATTACATGCGACTTGAATAAATGTCCACCCTTTGCGGTGTGTAGCAGTAAAGATATGAATGTTGAAATGGTAATGAAAATAGCCTATTGTCCTATGTGCGGCAGAAAGTTGGTGTAGTAATGGCGGAACCTTTAAGTAAATTAGCAGAAAAATGTAAAAGTTGTTCTAAATCTGAAAAATGCGACCATAAAAGAATGGAGTTATGCGCTTTAGCAGATTTGCCACCGCAAAATCTTGCAAGTGCCACACAAGGCATTTTGATAGATGCTGCAATGCCAGTTTTGAGAGAAGAAATAAAAAGCCCTTTAAGTCCATTTGGGTGCAAAGACGAATTAGAAAAAGCACTAAATGATTTGCATTTTGGAAATATGTTTATGAGTGGTGCTTAGAAAGTTGGTGAAAGAATGATAGTTGAAATTAACGGAAGCGTATACGGAATGAACTTTAAGGAATTTAAAGAAGTGCTTAAAATCGCCAGTGATGCAATACCTTTCGGCATATATGCAATTAGCAAAGGACAACTTGCAATATTGCTCAAAGAAAAATACAACAATAAAAAAGAACTTAAAAAGGCTGTGACTGAATATTCAGGCAATGGGTTTAAAGTGTATTACAATATTGCGGAGGTGGCAAAATGAAAATATCAGAAATGAATAACTGTATTGAGAAAATGCGGGAGTGTTACAAGTTTGATGACGATAAAACAGAAATACAGATTGGAGATGCGATAAGCAAATCTACAAGATGTGTAAATGTATATACAAAGGACGAAAACGGAACACGAATTGAAATGACAAGGTATGCGGATGAATTAGAACAATGATTGCTGATTATCAGCGGAAAGGAAAATATTATGAAGAAGAAAATTATAGCAGTTGTATTAGGATTGACATTGTGTTTCGGAATGACAGGATGTGCGTCATGGGACAGAATGGTAACAGATATGAAAAGTGATGTAAATGGCGGTATGCAGAGAACAATTACTGTATACACGGCAGATGGTAAAGAACTTGCAACATATGAGGGCAAAATTGACCTTAGCACAAACGATGGTGGATATGTTAAGTTTGATTTTAACGGCAAGAGATATATCTACTACAACTGCTTTGTAGAAAGCATTGCAGATATTGATTAAGTGATATTACCGGCTGATAAATGGTTTCAGTCGCTAACCTAGAAAAATTATAGGCAGAGGGCATAAGCACCTTTGCTTTTTTGAGAGCGGAGGTGCTTTTCTTTTGGCATCTGATTATCTAAAACAGACAATCCAAGGATATGAAAATTACATAACGAAAAATGGAATAGATGAACAAGTAATTGATGCATACATAGAAGCATCAAAAGTAGCCATAAATGGAGAAAATGATGTTTCGTATGGCTTACGGCTTGCAAATCGTTCTAAGGTCATAATAGAGCGTTTCTGTATTGATGCGACAGGCGGTACAATATGGGATTTGGAAAAATATGCATTTGAGAATAAGACATATTACGATTTGATTGATAAATTTTACGAACCACTGTTATTGGAGGCACAAAATAAGGTCGTAGACAGTTATTTCAGGTATTTGGAGAAGAAGAGAGAACCTAAAGAGCGTTTTTATATGCCTAGAAGAAAGCAATTTCTGAAAATAGGTCTTACAAATGCATTACAAGGGATGATAGATGATAAGTACAACATTCTTTGCATTAGTTTGATACCTGGAGCCGGTAAAACCACGATTGAAAAATTTTTTGCAAGTGCTGTTATCGGTTGGTACCCTAAAGATTTTAATTTGTTTTATTCACATAGTGGAGACATAACTAGAATGTTCTATGACGGAATGCTCGATATTGTAACCAATCCAGACGAATATACTTGGGGAGAGATTTTCCCAGATTTGTCTGTGACAAAAACAGATGCAAAGATGGAACAATTCAATGTATCAAAATACAAGCCGTTTCCATCTATGCAATGTACGTCTGTAGGTAGTAAGAATGCTGGTAAGGTTCGTGCCAGTAAGTTTTTGCTAGTAGATGATATGATTGGCGGTATTGAAGAAGCATTAAATCCGGCAATTCTTGATAAATTGTGGGATAAATACGCGGTAGATGCCAGACAGAGAAAAATACAAGACACGGACGGAAAGAATTGTAAGGAAATTCATATTGCGACTAGATGGAGCGTACACGATGTTATAGGTCGAATCCAAAATATGTATGCCGGAAATCCTAGAGTCAAAGTTATTTCTGTTCCAGACGTAGATCCTGTGACTGGTGAAAGTAATTTTGATTATGAGTATGGTGGATTTTCTAAGGAATTTTTTGAAGACCAACAACTTTTGATGGATGAAATCTCATATAGGTGCCTATATAAGCAGGAGCCTATTGAACGAGAGGGTTTGTTGTTCCCAGATGATAAGATAAGGAGATATTTGAATCTTCCTCACGGAGAACCGGAGATTATAACAGCACAATGTGATACAAAGGGAAAAGGAACAGACTATTTTGTTATGCCTGTCCTACAAAAGTACGGAGATGACTACTATTGCGTTGATTGTGTATGCGACAACACAGCAGATTATGAGCAACAATACAGAAATGCATCGGCGGTAATTGTCAATAACAAAGTGCAGGAATGCGAATTTGAGCGAAATGCCGGCGGTGACAGAGTGGCGATGGAAGTTAATAAACGAGTGGAGAGTGTAGGATGGATATGCAATATTACAGATACACCAACAGAAACGAACAAAGAAGCAAGAATTTTTCAATGCTCTAGTTGGATATTGCAACATATCATATTCAAAGACCAATCATTATACAAACCGAATGAGCCATACGGAGTAATGATGTCTTTGCTCAAGCAATATTCTGTGTCTGGAAAAAAGCAATTAGATGATGTGCCGGATGTTTTCTCTAACTTTGCACTCCGTATGACACAGGGAAACAGAATAGCCAAAGCAGAAGCAACAATGAACCCATTTAGGAGGTATTGATATGACGACTAAGGAATATTTAAACCAAATAAGTAGATTGAATCGAATGATAAACAACAAATTGGTAGAGATACAGCAATTACGTGAATTGGCTTGTAGTATTTCAGCTATAAATTTGGAAGATAAGGTGCAAAACACACCAAACTTTGACAAAATTGGCTCAAAAATGGCAAAAATAGATGAACTTGAGGAAAATCTTGACAAAACAATAGACAGATATGTGCTTGTCAAGAACAAAATTGTTTCTCAAATTGATAGCATGGAAGATGAAAATACATATAACATTCTATTTTCAAGGTATATCCAAAAAAAATCGTTTGAGCGGATTGCGATTGAGATGGAATATTCCTGGAGACAAATTATTAGACTTCATGGAAAGGCATTAAAGCAGTTTGAAGAAAAATTCGGAGAAGAGTATTTGTAAAGATGTCATAGAATGTCATATTGAGATTATGATATTATTATAATCGAAGAAAAACAGAAAAGAGAGAACCATTTTGATTTTGGTTGAAAAGCACTTGCTTACAGGAATGTTTGCAGGTGCTTTTTATTTTGCGAGGATAAATTATGAATCCACAGACTATATATTGTCCAGGATGCGGACGAAAAGCAGGAGAATACGATGGGAGAGCCACAATCCCAATAGATTGTACTTGTAAAAAATGCAAGAAGAGAGTTCGTTTTTGCTCGGAGACAGGGAAAACGGAGTTAAAGAATATTCCAAGCAGAGAAACATCTAGTGGAAAGAGATTTTATTGAGGTGAGTAAAAATGTATAAATACCCACACAAAAATTATAGACCATTTACGGCTGTTTGCGATTGTAACTTTGGAAGAAAAATTATCTATACCAGAAAATCCAAAATTACAAGAAACAACATTGTTGAGGAACTTGAAAAGGCATTAGTTATTCACAGACAGAATGCCATAGAGATAGAGTATCTTGACAGATATTATCGTGGCGACCAGCCGATTTTATATCGGAAAAAGGTTAATCGACCGGAAGTCAACAACAAAATAACAGTAAACCTTGCCTATGAATTGGTTGAGAGAAAGACGGCAGATATTTGTGCTGAACCCATTCAGTATGTGCTAAGAGGTACAGATGATAAGAAGTCGGAAGAAATCACAAAACTGAATATCACAATGGATTCTGAAAGCAAACAGGAGTGTGACATTGATATTTGCCGGTGGAGAAGTATTTGCGGTACCGCTTATCGGTTTATTGGAAATGACGAGGAAGATGGTGATTTGCTGGATGAAAGTGATTTTTACTTATCATCCGAGAATCCAATATATACATTTGTTGTCTACTATTCCAATGGAAGACCAGCGTTTTCTTGCCAGATAAGGGAAGATGAAGATGGAGCAGAGTTTTACTTCATATACACAAAGGGAGAATGGTTTAAAATTCAGTCCGGCAAAATCATTGAAAGTGGTGCTAACGGAAATGGTGCAATCCCTGTGGTTGAATATCCTAACAACTCTAGGAGACTTTCCGACATAGAGATCACATTGCCAATTACAGATGCAATAAATACTTTGCAGTCAGACAGAATCAATGGAATAGAGCAATTTGTAAGTGCTTGGGTCAAATTTGTGAATTGCGAAATTGACAAAGACCAATTCAGAGAGATGAGACAAGAGGGAGCAATAGCGGTCAAATCAAACAGTTCTGACAATAAGGCTGATGTTGATATTATGACGAATGAATTGAACCAGACCGAGGGGCAAGTCGTATTTGAGGATTTGTTTGAAAAATTCCTTAGTATTCAAGGATTATCAAATAGACAGGCAACGTCCAGCGGAGATACTGGTTCGGCTGTGCAGTTAAGAAACGGACATTTTGATAATGGACTTAGAACAGCAATCAATGAGCCAATCTTAAAGAAAGCAGAAAGAATGTCACTCAAACTGATCCTTAACAGACTAAGGATCAACCAAGGCTTTACCTTGATGCCTAGTGACATTGAAATCCACATAAATCACAACAAATTGGACAATATGCTTATTAAAGCAGAGGTTCTTCAAATTCTGTTAGAATGCGGGGTCAACTACAAGAGAGCAATCAAAACTGTAGATATGTTTAGTGATTCCGAGCAAGTAGCAGTTGAGAGCAAAGAAAGGATGGAATTTCTCTATCCTACAAAGCCAAATGAAGAAACCACAGAAGTTAAAGACCAAAGTATAAATGAAACGACTACCGAATAATGGTGGTCGTTTTTATTTATAAAATTCGCAAGGCTGTGAGCGTACAAAACAGCAATGTCAACCGGTGTCGTTGCACCGTACAAAAAATCGTAAGACATACGGAGGTAATCAATGAAGAGAGAAGATTTAGTAAATTTAGGGCTTACTGATGAGCAAATTGAAAAGGTTATTGCAGAGAACTCAAAGGACGTTCAGAGTGCAAATGCCAAGGCTCAGAAGAACAATGACGAACTGACAAGGCTTAGAGATGTTGAAAAGGAATATCAGACGTTGAAAGATCAGAACTTGTCAGATGTCGAGAAAGCAAACAATGCACTTGAAAAAGCAAACGGAAGAATTGCTGAACTGGAAAAGAAGATGGCACTTTCAAACCAGAGAAACAGTGCAGCGGAAAAATTCAAAATCACAGCAGAACAGGCATCCGAGGTTATAAATGATGATGGAAGTTTTGATTTTGATGCTCTTGGAAAGATTATTTCCGAAAAAGAAAAGACCGCAGTTGCAAATTTTGAGAAGGAAACATTGGACAAGACTCCAAATCCAGGCGGAGCGACAGGCGGGAAGAAAGAAGAAGAGAAGACCGAAGCTGAAAAAGTAGCGGAGGAAATAGGAAAGAGTTTAGCCGGCAACAGCAAAGAGGCTAACGCAATCGTAGAAAGTTATCTATAGGAGGTAAAGAAATGAAGTTCACAGAAACTACTGTAACAACACAGAAAGAAATTTTGAAGCGGAAGTTAGGCGGAGAACTTTTTGAGGAAATCAAACTTGATGATTCCGCATTTACAGCTGGTGTGTGCAAGGCTGGTACACCAATCGCAAAGGACGGAAAGATTGATAACAAGGCATCTTCTCCGGCACCGGTCGGAATCCTGTTATCAGATGTTTATGACAGCAACCCAAATGGAACAATTCTCAAAGCATTTGGTGTTGTGAATGAAAAGAATGCAAATTCAAATGCAGGAATCAATATTGAGGATGCTGTGAAGACAGCATTACCACTTATCGTATTTGAGTAACTAGGAACCGGCTGGCGAATGAAGTCGTTGGTCGCTGACCGCAAATAGTAAAGCGGTAGAAAGGTAGGAAATAATGAACATTAGAGATGCATTTAATGCGAAAGCAATCGCATTAGTCAACACAGAAGTTGCAAGTAACAAGGTTGCTTACCTTGGTGCCGGATTATTCCCGGCAAAAAAGAAGATGGGGCTTGACTTGAAGTGGATTAAGACTTCTAAGGGACTTCCTGTTTCCCTTGCACCATCTACTTTTGATGCTGTTTCAACACTTAGAAGTCGTGAGGGTTTTAAGATGGATGAGACAGAAATGGCTTTCTTTAGAGAGTCAATGCTTATTAAGGAATCCGATGAGCAGGAGATTATGAGAGCAGAGGATAGTTCAGACCCTTATGCCAAGGACGTATTGGACAAAATCTTTGACGATGCAAACACTTTGGTAGATGGAGCAAATGTTGTACCGGAGCGTATGATTATGCAGTTGCTTACACCAGCAGATGGACACCCCAAGATTTCTATTCTTGCTAATGGAACAGCATACGAATACAACTACGACAAAGGCGGTACATACGCTTCTAAGAATTTTGCAAATCTTACCACAGATACAGACCAGTGGGATGATGTAGAAAATTCAGACCCATTGGATGATGTGGCAGTTGCTCTTGATTCTGTTGAGGCAGAAACCGGAGAAAGACCGGAGATTATGATTGTTTCTCGTAAGACAATGAATTACTTAAAGCAGAATAAGAAAATCAGAAGTGCAATTCTGGCACAGAACGCTACAGCAAACATCTTTATGAATGACAACAGAGTTAAGGAAATTTTCCTTAATGAGTTGGGTGTCAGCATCATTGTTTACACCAAGCAGTACAAGAATGAAGATGGAGTTGCATCTAAGTTTTACCCGGATGGCTTTGCCACATTGATTCCAAGAGGAACATTAGGTAACACTTGGTATGGCACAACCCCAGAGGAAAGAACATTGTTAGGAAAGCCTACGGCTGATGTATCTATTGTCAATACCGGAGTTGCTGTTGCTGTTTCTGTTTCAGAAGACCCAGTACAGACAAAAACGACTGTTTCCGAAATTGTTCTTCCATCTTATGAAAGAATGGATAGCACCTATGTAATTAAGTGCTACGACTAGGAGGCAGATATGGTTTACGAATACAAAGTAAAACATAGGGGAAAATGGTATATGCCGGGAGAAAATGTCCCAGATGATAACACAGGAGCGGAGAAATCCGCTTCTGAAAAATCCACAGATGATTCAAAGAAAGAATACACAAAAACGGAAATTAACAGGATGTCAACAAATGATTTGCAGGAATTAGCAAAAAACACCGGTATTGAGAATGCCATAGAGTTGACAGGAGCAGAGTTGAAAAAACTGTTGATTGAAAAGTTTGGATTGTAGGAGTTGTACTTATGGCAGAATACACGATATTAGAGCAAGTCAAAATCCGGCTAAAACAATTTCATATTGAGGAAGTCACAGGAGACAATGGAAATTCCTCTGATGTCGTTGTATTCGATGATAAGGAAGAAAATCCATTTATCGAACAACTGATAAAAGAGGCGACGGATGAAGTTATTGGCATAAGGAATTACCCAGATTCGTATTCAGAGGAGCAAATCAATGATGATTTGAAGAAGTTTGAGAGAACCATTGTTGATTTGGTAGTGTACGACCATTCACAGGCTGGTGAGAGTTATATGGCTAGTTATTCAGAAAATGGAGTTAGCCGTAACTGGGTAGACAGAAATAAATTGCTGAAAGACATATATCCGTTTGTTTCTGTGATCTTTTAGAACATAGAAGATTGTGCGTACCATATTGCTGACATCGGCGAAATGGTGCAGGCGGTACACATTGAGTGGTGGTGGGCGGTGTATCAAAAAAAGAAAATGAAAGGCGGTATAAGATGCCAGAAACAGTAATTGTTAGTGTAGTAGCACTTGCTTTTTCCGTCTTTTTTGGCTTTTTCAGTTTGTTTTTCAGTTTGAAGAACAATAAGAAAAGCGATAATTCGGAACTTGAAGAACGTATCAAAGAAAATACAAGGATCAACATGAAGTTGGACGCGATTTCGTCAAATACAAATGAAATAAAAAACGAGGTTTCGGAGATGCGAAAAGAAATCAATTCGCACGATAACCGGATAATCAAAGTAGAAGAAAGCGTAAAGTCATTCCACCACAGATTAGATGGTATTGAGGAAAGGCTGAACGGAAAGGAGTAGATCTGATGCGAGATTGGAAAGATTGGTTGAAGAAAGCCGGAATCCGAGCAGTTAAGACAGTAGCACAGACAGCCATTGCCACAATCGGAACAGCGACAGTAATTGGTGGTGTTGATTGGAAGATGGTTTTAAGTGCATCAATCTTGGCTGGTGGTTTGTCCTTGCTCACAAGCATTGCCGGAATCCCGGAGGAAAATCCAAAGGAGACAGAAGATGTTGGAAATCAATAAGCAACCTATGAAATATTCGTTGCAAGGACAGAAAATCAAGGTTTACAAAAAAGATGCGGAAGGGAATATTGAATATGAGGGTTATACCGATTCAGAAGGTAATTTCATTCCGTACTTGGATGGAAAAGGGAATAAGATACCCAAAGTTCTGCGAGAAGTCACGGGATATAGTGAACCAAAGTCATTTAAGGCGAATATCAGCAACAAACTGAGTGAAACCTTGTTGAAAGAATTTGGTATTGATGATTCGTCAAACTATTGCCAGATTGCAACGAATAAAGGTTACTTGCCTTTGGATGTTGGTGATTTGATTTGGAAAAAATCAGACGTCAAAAAAGATAAGGACGGAATTGTTGATAAAAATTCGGCTGACTACATAGTAAAAGGTGTAGCAGACGAGGGGCTGACAGTTGACCTATTTCTTTTGCAGAAAAATGTGAGGTAGTCTTATGGGGCAACGTAGAATCAAAATCAGATTGTCAGAGAGTTCCGTTAGAAATGCTATCAATGAATTGAATCAATACAAAGAAGAAATTCAAAAAAAAGCACAAGAGTATGTCACTAGTCTTTCAGAAATGGGCATACAGACAGCAAAAGGCAATGTAGGTAACTTTGGTAGATACATTGTTTTTTCTAAGGAAATTGAACCAAATAAATACGGATGCAAGTCTATTATTCTTGCAACCGAAACCGGAAAGATAGTCAGCAAATGGCAAACAAAGGACGGAATTAAGAGCGTTGACGTTTCTCCACTTCTTATGGCTGAGTTTGGTTCTGGACACAGAGCACAGAACCCGGAAAATGTTCCGGGGGTAGGACAAGGAACGTTTCCCGGGCAAGAACACGCAGAAGACCCTAGTGGATGGTATTGGAAAGATTTAGACGGAAATTTGCACCATTCATATGGTGTAACACCGACAATGCCAATGTATAAGGCATTGGTAGAAATGGAGACTAACGCAATGAAAATAGCAAAAGAGGTGTTCGGATAATGATTGATAACACTTGGGCTTATGATTTGGGAGCACAGGTTTATTCCCTGATAAAAGCCAATCTGGAATCAAGGTTGGCAAGTTTGTACCCAGATTTGAACATCACAAATAAATCAAGAAGTACCGGAACACCACAGTTTCCAACTATTTACATTCACGAATTGCCAGGTGCCGAAATCGGGCAAGACTTGGAAGCAAATACCATAAATGGTGTAATGATTAGTTTTCAAGCGGAAGTCACAACAAATGAGGATGAAGCAGAAGTACGAAAGATAATGGGAATTGTTGCGGATGAATTTAAAAAAATGCATTTTAAAGCATTTTCATTATTGGAAATTGATGATAGTTCTGAAATTATCAGAGGTATATCAAGGTTTAAACGGAACAAGGATAAATATGGTTCTTTATATTAAAAGGAAGTATGCAAGGGAAATATACCCTTGCTTTTTTGTTGTAAGGAGGGAAAAAAGATGGCAACAGGATTGAAAAGTAGAATTATTTACAGAGAAGTTCCTAGCCAGCCTACAGAAGGTTCTTATTGGGCTGGAACATACAAATTGCTTATGAGAGCAAAGTCAATCCCATCTCCATTCGGTTCACAGAATATGGTTGACACATCAACTCTAGAGGATTTGGTTGAAACACAGGAAATGGGAAGACGTTCTGCGGGTTCTATGGAAGTACCGGGAGCATTTGAGAAAAAGTATAAGGATGATATGGTTACCAACGAAGGAAAGAAGTTGGACTTTTGCATTCTTTATGGAACAGATGGTAAGGGTTCCGAGGGTATCTGTGGATTTATCGGACAGGAATCGTTTGCACCTGATGAAGCAACAGACGACCATTTAACTGGAACAGCTACAATTTCAGTACAAACAGTTCCAAAGTGGATTGAGGATGATTATAACGTTCAGGTGACAGAAGATGAAAATGGTTATCCAACGGAGATTACATTGACAAAAAAATAAAGAGCCAATCTGAAACCAAAACAAAGGCTGTTGAGATTGGCGAAGATGAAGAAACAGCCAAAAATTAAAAAGGTAGTAAGGGGCGGTCTTGGGACTGCCCCTTTTCCCTATAAATATTAGGGAGAAAGGGAAAAGGTTAATTATGAAAACAATTAAAGTTGCAGATACAGAAGTAACACTTGAATATACATTTGAGGCAGCGGAATATAAGGCAGTGGTTCAGAAGATGTACCTTATGTTGACAGGAATGGCACTTGTAAAAGATGCAGAAGACCTTGACAATCCATCGCCTACAGAAATGATTGACGGCTCAATCAATATGTTTGCAGACATTCCGGAGACTTGCAAAATTGCTTTTTATGCCGGACTTTTGGAGAACAATCCAATGTCTAATGATGATGCAAATTTGCTGATGCGGTCGTATATGAAAGAGAACAAACTTTCCTATACGGAAATGTTTGAGCAAATCAAAGAGTGTATGGAGGAAGACGGTTTTTTCCATCTGATAGGTCTGGACGATGCTCTGGAGAAGATGTCGGGAGACCTAACACAGGAAGTTCAGAAGACAGCACCGAAGAAACCGGCAGACCACAAGAAAGCGGCACAGAAGAAGACCGAAAAATCGACTTCCACAAAATAATTTGGGAAGAATTTTTTCCTATGGCTGTAACAATGGGAGTCGGCTATACAGAGTTTAAGCATTTGAACCCATACAAATTATCTCTGATGCAAAAAGGATTTAAGGAAGGACGTAAAATCCGTGACAGGGAAATGTGGATGTGGTTCGGGACATATGGAAGAGAGGCAATAACCATTGGTGTAAAAAATGGTGTTTGGGGTCAAGGGAAATTAGAATACTCAAAAAAACCAATATTGTCAGACATAGAACAGGAGACAAAAAACGGATATAAAGAATCCAAAGAAGAAGTTGCTATGTTTGAAATGCAACAAAGAATCAATTTGTTAAGAAAAAGCGGACTTCCAGAAAGTCCAGATTAAAGGAGTAGTAAATGAAAGTAATTGATTTGTCAAAATATAATACGGTCACAGATTGGAATGCAGTGGCGCAAAATGTGTCCGGTGCATTTATCAGAGTTGGCTACAGAGGATATGTAGCCGGAGTTATTTCCGAGGACAATAAGTATCGCATGCATGCCGAACAGTGCAAGGAAGCAGGCATTCCATTTGGAGTTTACTTTATGTCACAGGCGATCACGGAAGATGAGGCGAGAGAGGAAGCAGATTATGCAGTATGGATGTCGGTTGCATTAGGAGCAACACTTCCGATCTTTATTGATTCAGAGGATGGAGATGGTACTGCAAAAGTGGTACGTGCAGATGGTCTTTCACAGGATCAGAGAACAGCAATCGTAAGAGCGTTTTGCGATCAGGTGAAGTCACATGGATTGCAGGCTGGTGTGTACGCATCTGAAAATTGGTTCAAGACAAGACTACATTATGACACATTGAAAGATTATCTAATCTGGGCGGCTAAGTACGGAGTAAATGATGGAGCAGCGCACGATAAGCCATCATTAGAAAAGGTAGATATGTGGCAGTATTCAAGCAAAGGAAATGTATCTGGTGTTGCTGGAAACGTTGATGTGAATGAGTGCTATTTTGACATTCAAGGTGTAACACGCCCACAGATTCCAGATGTTTTGCCGTCTACACAAACAAATGTAGACGCATTTTATAAAGTTGCAGTTAAAAATAAGGCAACAGGAAAGGTTAGATGGCTACCAGAAGTTAAAAATCTGACAGATTATGCCGGATTGAATGAAAAAGAAACGATCGTAGGTATTATGGCAAAAGCATCACAGGGACAGATGCGTGTACAGGCTCACGTTAAGGGCAAAGGTTGGTATTCCGTAGTCACCGGGTATGACGAGAACGACCGGAAAAATGGATTCGCAGGAGACTTGGTGAATGATATTGATGCGGTTATGATGTACTACGTTACACCGGATGCATTGCGTAATGCAATTGGTGGTTATAAAAAGGCAAAGTACAGCGTGTCAGTTGACAAGAACAGCGATTTTTATTCTTGGCAGTACGACAATGAAACCTGGACATCACCAGATGGAAAGAAACAGGATGGGTATGCCGGAGCATATGGAAAATCCATTGATGGCTTGTATCTGTGCATTGTGTAGAGATTTAAGCGGTAGGACAAAAACCTACCGCTTTTTTTATTAAATAAAAGGAAAGGTAGGGTATACAAATGTCCAGTGCAGAAATAGACACTCTATTCCTTGGAGTTGAAGCAGACTCAAAAGTCGCCTCCGATAAAATAGATGCGCTCGCTAGAAAATTGGAAAGATTAGCGGGGGCTATTGTTTCCGTAAATGGTTCTGGTCTTACAAATATGTCTGGTGGATTAAAGAACCTTGGAAGTGCGATGCAAAACCTTTCCAGCGTAACTTTGCCGAACTATACAAGAATTGCTAAAGGATTGAATGCAATAACATCTGTTGACAGTGCAAAATTAAATTCTGTAGCGGTTGCCGTGAATAACACCAGTAAATCCTTGGCTGAAATTGGAAATGTAAGCGGTGCATCAAAACAAATTGCGGAATTGGCAAAGGGGATGAGTTCTCTTGGTTATAAGTCTTCCACAAAGGCGATTGAAAATATACCGAAACTTGCCACGGCAATGCGACAGTTAATGACGGAATTGTCAAAAGCACCAATGGTAAGCAACAACATTATTCAGATGACAAATGCCTTGGCAAAATTGGCACGAACAGGAGCATCCAGCGGAAAGGCAGCAAATTCTTTGATTACATCATTGAATACTTTTTCGAGATCGACTGATGATGCCAAAAAGAATAGTTTCAACTTGGCTAGTTCTCTGGGAAAATTGTACGCTGGTTATTGGATGGTATTCCGTGCAATTACCAAAATTAAGAGTGCGGTTGACTACGCGGCTGACCTTACAGAAGTACAAAACGTTGTGGACAATTCCTTTAATGAAATGACAGGAAAGGTCAATGAATACGCAAAGCAAAGTATAAATAGCCTTGGAATGTCAGAACTGGCATTTAAAACATACGCTTCCCAATATCAATCTATGGGAAATGCAATGGGTATAGGAACATCACAGATTGCCAAGGCAAATGATTTCCTTGCACAAACAACGGATGGCTATATAAAGGCATCTGACAGTTTGGCAGATGTATCTTTGAATATGACAAAGTTAGCCGGAGACATGGCATCTTTCTACAACAAAGACCAAGCGGAAGTTGCCGAGGATTTGAGGTCGATTTACACCGGAATGGTCGTTCCATTGCGAACCTACGGACTTGACCTTACCCAAGCCACCTTGAAAGAGTGGGCTATGAAGAACGGATTGGATGCAAATGTTGACAGTATGTCGCAGGCTGAAAAGACAATGTTACGTTACCAGTACGTTATGGCGAACACAAAGCAAGTACAAGGCGACTTTATCCGCACACAGGACACTTGGGCTAACCAGACAAGAATCCTTGCAGAGAATTTCAAGAACCTTGGAGCAACCATTGGAACACCTATTATTAACGCTATGAAGCCGATGGTTTCGGCGATCAACATAATGATTGGGAAAGTAAATGAGTTTGCAAAGATAATATCAGAGGCGCTAGGAACTATTTTCGGGTGGAAATACGAAATGGGTTCGGGTGGTATAGCAACCGACTTTGAGGATGCAGCAAATTCGTCTGATGGAATTGCATCAAGTACAGGTAAAGCGGCTGATAACGCAAAAAAACTCAAAAATTACCTTATGGGTATTGATGAGTTGAATGTAAGGCAAGATGACACGTCAACAAGCGGTGGAAGTGGTAATGGAAGTGGTGCTAATGGAGTAGGATCCAGCATTTCGTCTGGTAGTAAAGGGCAATGGGTAGAAGTAGAAAAAAACTACAATAGTTCAATAAACACACTGGAAAAATTGGGAGGCGCTATTAGTGATGCTCTATCTAATGCAATGGAAAGCGTTGATTGGAAAAGCATTTACACAAAGGCAGCAAATTTCGGAAAAGGACTTGCGGATTTTTTGAATGGGTTGTTTGCAGGGAATCAAGGAGCACGTTTATTTGCGGACGTGGGAATGTCCATAGCAAATTCCTTAAACACAGTGGTATATGCTGCTTTGAATTTTTCACAAACATTACGGTGGGATGAAATCGGGGCAAATATAGCAGGCGGAATAAATTCTGCGTTTTCTAATCTTGATGCCAAAAGCGCAGCAGAAGCAATTAACGGATGGGTTAGTGGTGTATTTGAACTATTGATAAATGCAGTTAATAATATAGACTGGCTGAAAGTGTATGGAAAGATAACTGAATTTGTAGAAAATATAGATATTAAGACAATATCAATTATTATCGGTGCAGTATCAATCAAAAAAATATTATCCGTGAAACTACTTTCTGGTGCCATCGATATGATGAAAGAGGGAATCGGTGCAAAGATTTCGCAAAGTTTAAGTTCGATGATATTCACCAGTATAGGCATGGAATCTTCTGGAGGATTAGGAACAGCATTCCTAGAACTGGGTAAATCTGTAGGAAGTACATTTATTGCAGGAATAAATGCAATGCTAGGTAATGATTTAGCATTTTCTTTCATAAGCCCATTTGAGCAGAGGTTTTCCGGGATATCTACAATAATAGCGTCTGTCACAATGGTTGGAGTGAATTTCTTTTCCATGTGGAAAAATGGTTTTAGTTGGCTTTCAGAAGCGTTGCTCGTAGCAGGCGCAGCAATAGGAGCGATTGGACTTGTTATACTAGGAGTTGGCGCACCGGTTTCACTGTTGGTGGCAGGAATAGTCGCAGGTGTGGCAACAATCGCTGTAGTTGTACACGATAACTGGGATAAAATAACAGAAGAAACATCAAACCTTATCGAGAATATAAAGAACTTTTTTGCTCCAATGGTTGATTTCGTCAAAAACAATGTGATCGACCCAATTGTAAGCCGATTTAATCAGTTTAAAGAGGGTGTTTCTATTATCTTCCAAGCACTCGAGAAAATCATCAAGGGTGTATGGAATGCAGTTAGCACGTCGGTATATAACACATTTATTAAGCCAGCAGTGGAGAAATTCAATGCATTTAAAGCAGCATCAAGCGAAATATTCAATGCCATTAAGATGGCTATCTACAACGCATACGATGGAAGTATCGTACAGAGATTTGTAAATACAGTAAAGGAAACCTTGCAAGGGTTAGGAAACTTTATATCGACTTGGGCATCAATCATAGGTGGTGGAATTACTTCATTGTTCAAAGTAATTGTGAACTCTATTATTTGGCTTTTTGAAAAGGGTATAAATAGTCCAATTGATGCAGTAAACACTTTCCTAAAAGGATTTAACAACATTGTATCGGTTGCGGCGAAGATAACAGGTAATAAGTGGGGCGGTGTAGATTTAATTCCAAAAGTAAGTCTGCCGAGATTCGAAAATGGTGGATATCCAGAAGTAGGAGATTTGTTCTTTGCGAATGAGCGAGGCATACCAGAGTTGGTCGGCACAATGAATGGTAGACCGGCGGTAGGTTCTGGAAAGGAAATTACAGGAATTTCAAATGCCGTATATTCCACATCACAGGCAGAAATAGAAGAATTGCGACAGATGAATGGATATTTGAGACAGTTGCTGTCAAAAGATTTTTCGACGTATATAGGAGACAGAGACATCGCGAGAGCAAATCGTCGTGGAGAGAAACAGTTGGGAATGCAAATCATTATATAACGATTGAAACAAAATCCCCCTTGTGGTATGGTGTAAATATCAAAACAAGGGGGTGTTATTATGGGTTTGATAAAGTGTCCCGATTGTGGCAAAGAAGTTTCTGACAAAGCGAATGTATGTATAAATTGTGGTTTTCCAATAGAGGAATACATAAAAGAACAAGCGGAGCAAAGACGCAAGTTAGCGAAACAGTTGGAGCAGAAAACAAAGCAAGACCAACAAGACGAGATAGACAAGCGAAGATATGACGGCTTGAAAGATAAGAGGAACGTATTTTGCGAAACCAAAAAGGGAATTATATCTATCAATGACGGTAGATTAAAAGTCCAATTATCTGCAAGACAAACCATAGAAGATTACATATGGTATTTTTCGTTGGAATATTTTTCCAAGCAAGTTTTCAATTGCTATGGATTGAAAATCAATAATGCTTTTAAAGGATTTACAACAGGTGTTTATGATGTATATCCAAAGAGCCAAAAGGATGCGGAAAACCTTATGTTATTTAAAGAAATCATGGAAAACAATGGATTTTTCAACGATAGAAGCAGGTTTGATGCCATTTATAGAAAAACAAGTGACGAAAAGTATATCCAAGAAAAACAAAAGGAGAAATTCGAGTCACTTATGGGTAATGACAGTGATGACTTCAAAGGCATATATAGATATGATGCGTGGAGTGGAAGAAAGACGAGAATATATTGTCCGTCTTGCCATAGCGATAATTGTTCATGGTATGTTACTGAAAAGACAATACCTGGCAAAACAAAGACAACATATAAAGCAAACATCAATCCATTTAAGCCATTAACACTGTACAATAAAAAAGAAAAGGTCATTAGAGAGGAAAGCCAAGTTACACAAAAGAGGATAATATGTAACAGTTGTGGAAGAATATTTGATTAGTCAGAAAGGCATCTACGTTGTGTGGGTGTCTTTTTTGTACTCAAAAATAGGTAAAGGAGTGCAATATGATAGCAAGAGCAAGTGATTTTATTATTGTGAATGGTGTTAGGTTCCCTTGTCCTGCACCGGGGATGGAAATAGTACATTCACAAAATGTAGATGCTGGAAGAAATGCAAATATGGCGGTCATAGGTCAAAAGGTAGGACGTAAAGTATGGAAAATCAATAACCTACAATGGAATGGATTGGATGCACAGACTTGGGCTGAAATGAAACAAGCCCTAGAACCTTTTTATGTTCCTGTAACATTTACCGGTGATGACAACAAACGTCATACCATTACGATGTACCCCGGAGATACTTCCGGTAAACCATTATTTCTTAATGGTATTTTTTATAAGAATTATGAGACTTGCAAATTCAATTTGATTGATTGTCTCTGGGAGGATGATTAGCCGATGAAAAAGGTTTCTGATGCCTATAAAGAGGCTATGGAAAAGAAAATAAGAGACCGTTCTTATATTTCTGTCACATTGGGAGTAGTCAACTCTGATGCACAAAATACGGCTCAATTTGGCGGAGATTATGCGTATTGGAGCAATAAGTCACTACCATTCAGAAATGATGCTAATTACGTCGAATACGCAACCCTAGAGCAAAATTATATGAGGGTTGATGGTTCAATGTATTTTTTGCCAAAGGTAAATGCTGGTTTGTATCAGTTAAAAAGTTCTCCAATAACGACAAAGGATTTGCTTGGTAGGATAAGGATTGATTTCCCGAGAGAGTTTTCTATAAAAGGATTGACATTGAAATTTGGGAGATATTACCCAACAAAATTCCAAATCGTTACTGAACAAAAGGAATTAAGTTACGATAACGAATTAGAAGAATTTACCACATCTGACGTATTGGGAGACACTACCTACATTGAAATCATACCTTTGGTAATGGTTGGCGGTCAGCAAAGATTTCGGATTGAAAAAGTAGTTATGGGTGTCGGACTCACATACACGAATAATGATGTGGTTAGTTCCTCATTTGAAGAGTTTTTGAATGGTGTATCGAATGAAATCCCATATCAAAAATTTAATCTTTCTATCTTGGATAATAACAACGTCTACAATGTGGATGATAGTAATTCGTTTATCAATTTTTTGGAGACAGGGCAAAAAATTACACTGTCATATGGTATCACATTGGATGACGGACAAGTGGAATGGATGCAAAAATCATCAATGCTATTGTCTGATTGGAAGTCGCAAAGAAACAAGATGTCGTTTTCTGCTACAGATATATTCGCAACAATGGAAGATGAATACGACAAGGGCAACAAGATATATGACAGGACAGCATACGCAGAAGCGGTTAGTATTTTACAAGATTTCGGATTAGAACCGGACGAATATGTCATAGATGATTGTTTAAGAGATATTACCCTACATAATCCTATGCCAAAGCAACCACACAGAGAGTGCCTACAGTTGCTTTGTAATGCAACTAGGTGTGTATTTTACCAAGATGAAGATGGAAGAGTCGTCATTAAGGCGAATTTTGCGAATGTAATTGACCCAGAGGATATGACAGCCACATCTAATGCACAATCTTGGTGGAGCAATGCCACAAATGTTCTTTATGGTGGCAATAACGTATATGCGGATTTGACAAGGCACTTTATGAGGGTAGATGGTTCACAACTATTTCTTCCAAGGAATGAAAGTACCATAATCGAGAAAACAGGATATGTCACAAGCCTTGTTTCAGATGTAGACGGACTATTTGAAGAAAACCCGGTATTGTCAATCAAACTTCCTGCGGCGTACACATATTATGGTGTGTATGTTACATTCCAAGGAAATCCGCCGAAAGAGATGAAAATTCGGACATACAACAATGACAAGTTGGTGAATACCTTTGAGTATAGGAACTTAAAAGAAAAGTCATTGCTGAATGATGAATTTGAGAATTTTGACAGGATGGAGTTTGAAATCACAAAAGCATACCCAGTCAATAGGGTCCTGATTGATAATATTTCCTTTGGCGACTTGTCTGATTATACATTGACTAAGGATTCTATGTTGGAAAGCCCTTTAGGATATGCAGAGAAGAAGACAAAGGACATTCTTGTTAAGATATTTACTTTTGAGAATGACGAAAATGGAGAACCAAAAGAGGTTGAAGATGCGGTTTACCTAAAGAGGAACATCAATAATGCAGGAGAAGTGAAGTATTGCGAGAATCAACTAATTTCCACGGAATCACACGCTAGAATGATTGCTGAATGGCTTGGAAATTACTACGCAAACAATATTTCTTATGATGTGGAGTATCGAGGAGAACCAAGAATAGATGCCGGAGACATAATCCGTATGGAGAGTGATGTTTTGAGCAATCTTCAAGTAGAGGTTGAGACACACAGAATTGATTTTGACGGTTCATTAACTGGTAGCCTTGCGTTAAGACGAGCAATGAGGACGTAGAAAGGAGTATTACATTGAAGAAAATTATCAATGGTAAGATGTACGACACCGACACATCAGAAGAGATTTACCTAAATGAGAATAATAACAGACGTATTTTTAAGACAAAAAAGGGCAATTACTTTTTGATGTATGCGAATGGGGAAGTTGTACCAAAGACGGAAGATGAAGTAAAGGAACTACTAGGATTGTATGATACCGACAAATACATTGAATTATTTGGAAATGTCGAGGAGGCTTAGATATGGAGTGGTCAGAACCAAAAGTTGATTGGTCTGGTGCGTGGGATGGAGAAACCTATGTCGGAGATTACTTCTCATACATTGATTACAACAGGATAAAAAATAACACGCTGTTCATAATTGGGTACGCATCGCAAATGTATCAAGTCACAAGTGTAGACTTAGGAGCCGAGAAAGATGAAGCGGATCTTGTATATGCAGACGAAATAAATGCGATAGAACAAGCGTTATTCACTTTAGATGAGGAAACATACGGATTTGAATATAAGCAAAAGACATGGTATGAGAACAGAAATGTTCCAACGGCAGATGACTACAATAGAATTGAGAGAATGCAATTAAAATTGTACGAAAACTTGGTAGCGCAAAGAAAAGCGCAAAGACGACTTGCATTTACACTTGGCGGTCAGAAAGGATTAAAGGTATAAATTATGGCAGATTTAAAGACAAACTACGTTGATGACAAATTAAATGCTTCAACAAATCAGTTGCGAAAGTATCAGCAGATAAAAAATGATGATGGCACAGTATCATTTGTTGATGTGACCGACTATACGGAAACAGGAACGAGTTTCGGTGCAAATGACATCAATGCAACAAACAAGGCGATCAACAAAAATACGGCGGACATAGATTCACTAAACTTAAAGATGGATGTAGTCAAATATTCAACTGTTCAGAGTGCTAATTTAGAATATATTTCTAATGTCGGTGGCTATATTTGTAAGCAAGGAAATGTATGCTATATGGGAGTTACTTTTACAATCCTAAAAACAAGAAGTATTGGTTCTTTATTTAAATTTCCCGATTACTTAGCACCAAAAGACGCCAGTGTTATTGGACACATCTATAACAATAACGTTGAAGCCGTGTGTGGATTTTTATTTCCCACAAAGTCTCATGCCAATTACAATAATGGATTTATAAGAAATCAAGCGAGTTTAAGTCCAGGTGCTTATATATTACGTGCCACATGGATTGATGTATAAAAATGTTTAGGTTCAATGCGTATTTAAACCGACGGGAATTTTCCATAAAATAATAGACCTTCAACAGTTAGTGAATTACTAGTTGATTTGTTTTTAATTGTCATAACATTAGCACTTGTTTTGTATTCTATGTTCGTACCTTGTTGTGTTATAGTTGCTCCCGCAAATCCATCAGAATAAGCACAATATTGAAACATTGAAAATAATGAGGCTAATGCTCCATTAAAGATAATGAGTCCTGCTGAATTATACGGAAAAGTTATATTGGTTGATGAATTTGGCTTGATTACAACTATTTGTTTATATCCTATTTTGTTACCCATCTTTAAGTTTAGTGAATTACATTCTCACCCATACTTTTTTCAAGAACAGATAAGGCAAAACATGAGGATAACTGACATAAAACGACAAGAATTTACAATATAAAGAATTATGATAAAGTTGCAAACAATTTAAGTTTGCTCTTCAAGTTTTGGCAAGAGGGCGGTCGGTTTGGCATCTGATCGCCCTCGAATGTAATTGGCTTGCACGAACATATGTTCTATAATGTTGAGCAACAAGGAAACTGTGGGGGTGAAGCATGAAAGAAGAGAAAGAATCAAGAGAGTTTTACAGAAGAAAAATTATTGAAATGGTTGGAAGAATTAACAACGAAAAATTCCTACGTTCCATTTATGTATTTGTAAAGAAATTATTAGAATGAGAAAGAGCCAAGGGTTTGCGCATTGCCCTTGGCTCTTTTTTACTTCTCTTTTCCTTCTGAAATTGAATCAATCAATTTTTCCAATGTGTCCCATCCAGAATCATCCAACTTGGATAATGCTGAAATAAGTCTACGCTTGAAATCTGATTCGTCTGCTTTGATAACGTCTCCTAACATACTGGAAATCAAATCATCTTTTTTTGACGGAACAAACATTTCTCCGTTTCCTGTTCGTAACCAATCTTCATTAACTGAAAATTCATTACATATTAATTTGATAGTTTGCTCTGACGGAAAATTTTCTCCACTTTCCATTTTGCACACAGCAGAACGAGAAATAGAAAGTTTTTTTGCAAAGTCAGTTTGACTTATATTCAAACTATTTCTAATTCTTTTAATTCTTTCGTTCATAAGTTTACCTCCTTTCTGAAAAACATATTATCATAAAATGCACATTAAGTCAACAAAAGTGTTGACAAATGCACATTAAGTGTGCTAGTATGTGTACATCAGATGAACAGAAAGGCGGTGAGTGAATGAGTGAAAAGGAAAAACAGATTGTTGAAAAGTTAAAAGATGCTATCACCAAGATGTCAGATTTTGACAAGGGATATATCTTAGGAAAAACCGAGAGTCTGGCAAACGATTCACATACAGAAGATAAAGAAGAAAAGACCGATTAAAAACTGAATAAAGAATTTGTGGAAAGGAGAAAAAATTGGAATGAGTGAAATTCAAAGGTATTTTACTAATCGAACAGGGAAAGAACGATTAGGGGTATTGAATGAAAACAAGATACTTTCTATTGAATATTTTGCTGACAGTATCGGATTGGATATTGTGGAAGAATTAGAGCAAATCAGACAGGGAAAAAAGAAGAAAGAAGAAACACATATTGATTTAGAAATCAAAGTTCTAAATTCCCTGTCTAATGCCATCAATGCTTTAGCCAATTATAAGAAATCAGAATCGTGATTAACTCTAAAAGGATTTTGGGAAACAGTTGCCTTGTTTGGTTCAAGGCTGGATTGAAGAATTTTGTAAGTTTCATCGTAGTATTGCGAGTACTCTTTGATGAAAAACTCAACAGAATTTTGATAACCCAAAATTTTGGCAATAGCATAAGAACTGGCTATTTGTTTATTATCCACAATTTCACCTCTTTTCTATTTTAAAGATAAGAGAATTATATCACAGAAAGGAGAAGAATGAACGAGTTAAAGATTTTTAAAAATTCAGAGTTCGGAGAAATTCGGACAGCATTAGTAGACAATGAACCAATGTTCTGTCTGTCTGATGTTTGTAAGGCATTAGAAATTTCCAATGCAGGGAATGTTAAAAATCGGTTATCCGAAAAGGGTATACGCAGTGTGGACACCCTTACAAAAGGTGGAACGCAAGCGTTGACTTATATTAACGAAAGCAACCTTTACAAAACCATTTTTCAGAGCCGGAAAGAATCGGCTGAAAAATTCACCGAATGGGTAACAGGAGAGGTACTCCCATCCATCCGTAAGAATGGCGGCTACATCGCAGGACAAGAGACACTATCTGATGATGAACTTATGGCAAAAGCATTGTTGGTTGCTCAAAACAAAATTGCAGAGCGTGATTCTATCATTGCTGAAAAGCAGAAACAGATTGAGCAGATGAAACCGAAACAGATTTTTGCGGATGCTGTTGCAACAAGCCATACATCTATCCTTGTTGGCGATTTGGCAAAGTTGATTTGTCAAAACGGAGTACAGATAGGACAAAAGAGGTTGTTTGAATGGATGCGACAAAACGGATATTTGATTAAGTATGGTGCTTCAAGGAATATGCCGATGCAGAAATACATCGAACAGGGCTTGTTTGAAATCAAGGAAAGCAGTGTGCAGAACCCAGATGGGAGTGTAAGGATCACACGAACAACTAAGGTTACTGGTAAAGGGCAAGTGTACTTTGTGAATAAATTTATTAGAGAGGAGAAAACGGCATGATTTGGTTTATCGGGATGTTTTTATGGGCATTGATTTTTTTCATGGTATCTATACTTCTTGTTATCGAAAACGTGGAAAAAGAAGAAAAAATCGAAAGTTTAAAGAAAGAACTGTATAGAAAGGATGTGAGATCGGTTGAAGAAGATTTACAACGTTTCTATGCGAAGCAGGACAGGAGCGGAAAGCAGATTGATTTTAGAATCAAATGAGAATCGTGGCTTTTATGTGTGCAATGCAAATGTGGTTGGAGATAAGGAGTACGTTATCAATAATCTGAAAAAATTGATAAGTGTCTTACAAAAGAGGGGAGAACCATGATGAGAAAGGGGAAAGTGATTTTCTTATTAGTAGAAAGTGCGATGGCATTAACAATGTCGATTGCAAGTGTTTCTCTGGCAGAGACTAGGGAAACGTGGATTTCAAATGATGCATACGCATATTGTGAAGAAATCGGAGAGCAATACAACATTTGTCCAGAGTTGCTTATGGCTGTTATCGAGAAAGAAAGTAGCGGACAGGCAACAGCAACAAACGGAAATTGTGTTGGGCTTATGCAAGTGTCGGCAAGGTGGCACGGAGACAGGATGATGAAGTTGGGTGCGACAGACCTTTATTGCGAAAGAGATAATATTTTGGTTGCTGCGGACTATCTATCAGAATTGTTTACAAAGTACAAAGAGCCATCATTGGTACTGGATATTTACAACGGAAACAGCAATGCAATGAGAAATTATGATTGCGGTGTGATTTCCGATTATGCCGGAGATATTTTAGACCGGACAGCAGAGTTAGAAAGATTACACGGAAAGTAGAAAGGAGATGGGGATATGTATATAAATCCGTTTTGGGCTGGTGTGATTGCAACAATCACATTTGAATTGCTGATGTTCGTATTTTATGTGATTTACACAGCAATCAAATCACAAAAAGACAAGAAAAATCAGAAGTAAAGGAGAAAAATGATATGGAGAACACAATGAACTTTGAGGCAATTACGATTGGAGATTGTTTAGATAATTTCCAGAAAAAAGGAAAGACAACAGTTATCAACGACGGAGAAGTGGTCGGATTTCAATACGGAGGTAGAGAAGATGGCGAATAATATATTCTTGACCGGAACAATATCAAGCAAAGTTAAGCCAGAGTACGAAATCCAATCAGGAGAAATTGTGTATGGATTCGACATTGAAGCCGTGAGAAAAAGTGGCAATACAGATTGTTTGCCGTGCTACATCCCAAGTGGGATTATGCCAGACGAACTGTATCAATATGACAGAATTAGCATTGTCGGAGAAATACGCACAAGAAATGTCATTAGGAGTGATGGCAGAAAAGGTTTAGATATTTATGTCTGGGTGATGGAATTTGATTTCGCAGATAAAAACTCTTTAGATGTCAATAAAGTTGAGATTGATGGTTATACATGCAGGGAAATTCATGAACGCTTGACAGCGTTAGAAAATAGGGAAATTGCAGATGTGCTTATCGCATCCACAAGAAGAAGTGGAAAAAGTGACTACATCCCTTGTATCGTATGGGGCAGGATGTCAAAACTTGCTTCCAGATTCTCGATAGGAACACATATTTATGTAGAGGGCAGGATGCAGAGTCGGACTTACACGAAAAGGATTTCCGACACAGAGGAAGAAGAACGTGTTGCCTACGAAGTATCAATAAAAAGAGTGGAGGTTTATGAGAATGAAGAAAATTAGGCTTTTGAAAATCGTGCTTGAAAACTTTATGTGTTATGCACACAAAGAGATTTCATTTAGCGAATTTACAAAGATTATGGCGAAAAATGGTGAGGGAAAATCTACTATTGCGACAGCCTACAGATGGGTTCTTTTCAACTGTGATTACAGTTTGAAGGACAATCCAGTTGTTAGAAAAAATGGAGTGAATGATGCCGATGTGTCGGCAGAACTTGTTTTCGATGTTGACGGAAAAGAGGTGTCAATGCGTAAGGTTCAGAAGAGAACTTTTAAGAAAGATGGTATTTCTTACGCTGACGATAACACCTACTACATCAATGAGGTTCCAAAGTCACTAAAGGATTTTAACGAATATCTGGAAGTGGAAATGGAAACATTCAAAATGTGCGACAACATCAACGCATTTCTTAATCAGAAGCCGGCTGAAATGAGAGAGTTTCTTTTTTCACTTGCCGGAAATATTACAGACCTTGATATTGCACGTTCTAAGGAAGAATTATCGGAGTTATTACCATTGTTGGATAAATATTCGGCAGAAGAATTATCTGCTATGAATAAGGCGACAAAGGCTAAGATTACTAAGGATTTGCCTATACTTGACGGACAGATTAAGGAAAAGGAAAGAGATATTCAGATGAAGCAGGATATGGATGTGTCTGACCTTGAATTACAGAGAAATTATTTGAAAGAGCAGTTGGATGATTGCATTGCAAAGCAGACAGACAATGACAAACTGTTGGCTGAATACGACAACGCTAGTGCCGATATTGTCCTTTTGAAGTTGAGACAGAGTGATATGGTTCACAAGGCTAATGAGGATAATATCAAGGCTCGGAGAGAAATTGAGCAGAAGATTTCTGACAAGAAGTTTCTTGTTAAACAGACAGAAAAGACTATTGCCGATACCGAAAGTTGTATTGCTAGTTCGGAAAAGACCATTGAGAGCATTAAGGGTTATCTACAGACAGAGCGTGATAAGTGGAAAGAAGAAAATGAGCGTAAGTTTGATGATTCAAGCCTTATCTGCCCTTATTGCGGTAATGAATATAAGGAAGATAAGAAAGAGCAGTTAAAGGCTGATTTTGCAAAACATAAGGCTGATAACTTAAAGACAATTACTGACAATGGAAATATGTACAGTGAACGATTAAAAAAAGAGAGAGAAGTACTTACAAAACTTGTGTCAGAACTTCCACAGCACAAGGAAAGCCTTGAAATGCTGAACACAGCCATTGCAGACCTTGAAAAACAGTTATCCGAACTTCCACAGGAAATTGATGTGACAGCAACAGAAGAGTACAAGGCACTTGACAATGAGATAGCGGTAAAGGAACAGGCTATGTCTAAGGCTAATGACATTTCAAGTGTCAAGGCTGAATTAAAGGCACAGGAAAACGACCTAAGAAAGAAGTTGTCTGAGTGCGTAAATCAGATTGCAAAGTCGGACACATCGGAAGATGAAAAGAGACTTTCAGAGTTGCGAGAAGAAAAGATGACACAGGAGCAGAACAAGACCAATGCCGAAAAAATCCTTGATTTGCTAAATGAACTGGAAAAGGCGAAAAATGAAGCGTTGTCGGATGAAATTAATATCCATTTTGGTTTGGTTAAGTGGCAGTTGTTTGAGTATGCAAAGAACGGAAATTACAAGTCTGTTTGCATACCTACAGTTGACGGAAAGAGCATCTTATCGACTATGAGCAACAAGGGGAACAGGATTTTGGGAAGAGTTGATATTTGCAATTCAATCCAGAAGATTTCCGGTATTAATTGCCCAATCTGGTTAGACGATTCAGAAAGCCTTGATTCAGAGAACCAGAAGAAAGTATCAGATATGGTTGACAGCCAGTTAATTATGCTACTTGTAAATGACAGCGAAAAATTAGAAATTGTGGAGGCATAAAAATGAGTGAAGAGTTAGAAATGGCAAGAGAACTTGTCAGAAAGTTAGAAGCAGAAGAAAAAGAAAATGAGAATAAGAAAGTGCCTTTGTCGGCATTATTCCCGGGCGAAACATTCAAAATTGGGGAAAGCGATTTCATTGTTTTGGAACACACAGACAATGGGACAAAGGTTATTTCCAAAGGATTGTTTAAAGAATCTGTCGTATTTGATGAAAATACAAGAGAATACAACAAATCGAGTATCAAAAATATTATTGAAACTGAAATACAGCCTTGGATTGAAAAAAAAGTTGGAGAGGAAAACCTTGTTGCTCACAAAGTTCATTTAACCTCTGTAGATATGCAGGATGAATTTGAACCTTGGCAAGGATGTGTTCGGTTGCTTACTTTTGATGAAGCAAGAGAATACAATGATTTTCTTGTGAATGAAGATTTGGACGATTGGTGGTGGACTATGACACCGTGGAGTACAGAAAAACGCGGATGGAAGTATTCATTAGCGGTTGTTTCTCCGTCCGGTTATATCCGCCACGACGTTTACTGCAACTACCGCGGTTTTCGCCCTGTTTGTATCTTAAAATCTAATATCTTTGTATCAGAGGAATAAAAATGGCTGAGAATGAATTGAGAGTAATCTTAAAAGCAAAAGACTTAGCGGAACATACATTGCGAATCACATCGAATTGTAACAGATACCCAAAGAAGTATAGATTTTCGTTGGTTGATAAGATGCAAAATAAATCTCTTGAAATCTATGAAAATTTGTATGAAGCGAATAGGACTGATATTAAGAATTATCTCCTGGAGCGTTCAGAACTTCAAACAAAAGCAATAACAAAATGCGATGAATTGCTTTTTTACATAGAACTTTCTATGAAACTGAACATAATCAATGTGAAAAGTATGGAGTATTGGTCGAAGATGGTTTCGGATGTGAAGCATATGGCTATTGCTTGGAGAACCAAAGATAAGGAAAGGTAAAATCATATAGGTTGCATACTGTTAAAGCGGTTGTTTCTCCGTCCGGTAATATCAACAACAACAATTACAACAACAACAACGGTTTTCGCCCATTCTGTATCAAACAGACAGTAAGAGTAGGCAATAAGCCGAAATCAGAAAAAGATACAAAAAAGTATGCGACCTTCCCTAAATGGGTAAATACAAAGGTATTGATTCTATGGATGATAAAAATGTTATCTGCGATTTTGATAACTTGTATAAAGCATATCGCAAAGCAAAATCCGGCAAGGGTTTTAATGGAAGTTGTGCTAAGTTTCAAACAATGAACCTTGAAGGATTGCATTTGTTAAAAGAACAACTTGAAAATCAGACATATCGGATGAATCCGTACAATGAATTTAAGGTGTATGAGCCTAAAGAGAGAGTGATTAAATCGTGTTCTTTTAAAGATAAGGTGGTTCAACATTGCTTATGCGATAACATTTTGCATCCAAGATTAAAAGATGAATTTATTTTGACGAATTATGCAGGGCAGATAGGAAAAGGCACACATTTTGGAATAGATTGTCTGAAAGACCAGATGCTTGATTTTTATAGTAGGCACGGACTTGACGGATGGATTTTGAAATGTGATATAACAAAATTTTTCTATCAGATAGATCACGAAATTCTGAAAGATATAGTTGACTATTATTTTTGTGATGATTATACAAAATGGCTAAATCACTTGTTTATAGATAGCACGGATGGTCTTGGGTTGCCATTAGGAAACCAAGTGGCACAAGTATATGCTTTGCTTATGCTGAATGGACTAGACAGGCTGATAACAGGAGAATTAGGAATTTGTCTGTATGGAAGATATATGGACGATTTCTATTTGATACACCACGATAAGGAATATTTGAAGTGGTGTTTGGAGTGTATAAGGGGATTTGTGAAAACTCTTGGATTGTCTCTTAATGGGAAAACACAAATTGTACCTTTTAAAAATGGAATTTTGTTCACAGGATTCCACCATTACATCACAAAGGATGGAAAGTATATCCGAAAGGTAAGTGGAGAAAAGAAGCGAAAGACCTACAAAAAATTGAAAATTTGGGTTGGTTTGGTAAAATCCGGTAGAATGACGGAACAAAAATTCTATGAAAGATATGGTGCTTGTAAAAATCATTTATCTCACGGAAATTGCATAAAGTTGTGTCATTCAATGGATTTGTATGTGAAAGAATTATTTGAAAGTGAGGAATAGAGATGGCAAAAGTAGAAACAACAGCAGCAGAAAACGAAAAGAGAGAACTTGTCGCTAAGGATTTTACAGAGGGAATGGTAATGAAAGTCAGAGAAAAAGAGAAATTCGGACTTACATTTCCTAAAGATTACAATTATACAAATGAATTTATGTCGGCAATGCTGATTTTACAGGACACAGTAGACAGCAACAAGAAGCCGGTATTACAGAGTTGTACAAGGGCAAGTATTGAAAATGCACTTGTGGAAATGGTTACAAGCGGTTTATCAATGCAGAAGAAACAGTGCTATCCGGTTGCTTATGGTGGCAAGTTACAGTGTCAGAAATCAGTGTACGGAAATACTTGTATTGCTAGGAGATACGGACTTAAAGATATAACAGCAGAAGTTATCTATGAGGGCGACACATTTGAATATGAGATTGTTAATGGCAAGAAGCACATTGTCACTCACAAGCAGGATTTTGAGAATATCGACAACGATAAAGTCAAGGGTGCATACGCAATAGCCACTATGGATGACGGAAACATTCTCACAGAGGTTATGAATATCAAGCAGATTAAGCAGGCTTGGAAACAAGGATTTGGCTATAAAGAGAACGGAAGCGGTACACATCAGAAATTCACAGATCAGATGGCTATGAAAACTGTTAAGAACAGGCTGTTAAAACAGATTAACAATACCTATGGTTCGTTCTATGACGGAAACTATGACAGTGACGAGGATATTCCAACATATGACGAGCGTATGCAGGCAGATTTTGAATACGATATTGCCAACAATGCCAATTCGGTTGAATTTGAGGATGCGGATGTTGTAGCAGATACAGAGGTTGTGCAGGGAGAAGTAGTTGAAGAACAAGCAGACAGCACATTGCCACCATTTATGCAGGCAGAACAGGAGTAGATATGAGAATAATTAGTCAAGATGGTGTATATGATACGCCATACGAAACAACACAGTTATGGGTTCAAGAAAGAAATGAGGTTACAGACTTATATTATATTAGAGGTAATATGCCAGCGGATGAAGCCATACCCCTTGCTATTTATTCGTCAGAAGAAAAGGCTATAAAGGCTATGGAAATGTTGAGAGAACAACACGAAAAGGTTAATTTTCTTAAAACAATAATAAATACAGAAAAAGGTACTTCATTCGTAAGATGTTTGTCGGAAACTGATTTTGATAAGATGACACAGAATTATTTCCAGTTCCCAAAAGATAATGAGGTAGAGGTATGACATTAACTTGCTTAGGCTCATCATCGGCAGGCAACTGCTATTTGTTACAGGCAGACAACGGAGAAACGCTTATCCTTGACTGTGGAATTAGCATTAAGGAGATTAAGAAGGGCTTGAACTGGGATATAAGAGGTGTTGTGGGTGCGATATGTACCCACAGCCACCAAGACCATAGTAAGTCGGTTAAGGACTTAAACAATATGGGTATTCCTGTATATGCACCATACATAAGTCAAAAACCAATGGCAATCGGTAGCGGGGCTTTCAAAATACAATCGTTTGACCTAACAACAGTAGATGGCAGATGGACGCACACTAACGCAGACGGAACGGAATGCCATTGTTACGGATTTCTGATAACACATAAGGAAATGGGTAAATTTCTTTACATAACTGATACAGAGTTGATTAAGTGGAGATTCAAGGATATAAACCACATTTTGTTAGGTGTGAACTATGACAAGGATTTGGTTGATACCGACAATCCGAAAGCAAATCACGTTTTCAGAGGTCACTTATCCATTGATACCGCCTGTGATTTTGTTAAGGCAAACGATTCAGACAGCCTACAGAACGTCATAATGTGCCATTTATCAAGCGAAAATGCTGATAAGGATAGTTTTATTGCAAAGATGAAAAATGCTGTAAATGGGGCAAACGTGGACGTTGCGGAGCGGGGCAAGAGTTGGATTTTGCAAAATCAAAACAGTTGTCCGTTTTAGGAGGTAAAAATGAAATTATATCAAGGAAATGCAAAGGAACTTGTAGGCAAGAAGATTGACCGTAATATAAGAATGTTTGGGTATTATCCTATGGAAGTTGTAGAAATCAATGGAGAACTTCTTGTAAAAGATGCGCTTGGAGTGTGTATGCCAATTCCTAAAAAAGAAAATGATTTTAATTGCGTTGATTTTGATTTTGTACTTGATTAAGCAAGAGTTGGATTTTAAGGAAAGGAGATGAATGTCCGTTTTGAGAATAGAAAGAACAAGGTATGTCGTTATGAGACGAAATCGTACTGAAATATGGTGCGGTTTATCAAGAGAATTTCATTTTGTCAAAGTTGATGAATTGAAAGATACGGCAATTAAAACATACAGAACAGCAAAACAGGCTGAAAGTGGTTGTTCTTCTTGGGATAGAGATTTTGAAATTGTTGAGTGCAAAGAAATTATTGATATAGGAGAATAGCAATGATTAAAGGCAGAAAAGTCTATGACCCACTAACTGATACTTGGAGTACAGGTTATTGGGTTGCGGATGATAAAGGGAATTATTACCCAGTGTGGTAGAAAGGAGAAAAAATGGAGAGATTAACAAAGAGTGGTGCAGTATCGCAAAAAGACATCAACGAATTACTCGAACTTTCAAACGAAAATCAGTTTGGAGCGAACGATGCTTATTATAAGTTGCAGGAATATGAGGATCTGGAAGAACAGGATAGGCTGCTGAAACTGCCTTGCAAGGTGGGAGATGCAGTGTATGCGATTTCAATGGGAAAGATTATCAGCCTTGTAGTAGAAGAAATTTCAACGTTCTACATTAGAAATGAAAAGATAATCAACGTAAAATGTCAAAATGCTGACATTTTCAGAAACTATGTAGAAAGAGAGTTTGGTAAGGTCGTATTCCTTACAAAATCCGAAGCCGAAGCAAAACTGAAAGAATTGAGAGGTGAAAAGCATGCTGAATAAAGAAAAGTATAAAGATGAATTGGAACAGATTTTGGTAAATGGAAACGTTCTTGCACTTGATAAGAAAAATAATAAAATAATGTCCTGCTGTGACTGTAGTAGATGTAAATTTTCCACGGATGTAGGGTGCGCAGAAAGTCGGAAAGAATGGCTCAACAGTGAGTACGTTGAACCAGAGGTGGAATGGAGCAAGGTTCCAGTTGATACACCTATTTTGGTGCGAGATTCTGAAAATGATATATGGAAAAGAAGATATTTTGCTGGTATCTATGACGGAAAGGTTTGCACATGGACTTATGGGGCTACATCATGGAGTGCAAGTGACGAGGATGATCTTTGCGAGTGGAATTACGCAAAGCTTGCAGAGGATGTTGAAAAGCCACAAGACAACGAATGGCATAATCTCAAAGACAAAAAACCAGAAGACAGGCAGGAAGTGCTTACCTGGGATGGTCTAGGTGTTCACGAGGACAGATGGTCGGATGATGCTGACTATTTTGAATGTACCGACGCAGAAGAGATATGGTGGAGAGCAATGCCAGAGCCACCAGAGGTATAGCATGAAAAACGACATAAACATTGTATTTGGAATGATTATAGGAATCTTAGGGTATTTGTGTTTTTAAGGAGAGAGAAAATGAGGACATACATAAGTGGTCCGATCACAGGGACGACGGACTATAAAGAGAGGTTTGCAGCAGCGGAGCAAGCCATCAATGCAGCAGGTTACGTTGCAATCAACCCAGAAAAGGTAAATGCACAGTTACCGGAGTTAAGTCACGAGGACTACATGAAGACATCACTGGCGATGCTGGATATGTGCAAGGCTATATTCATGTTGCCGGGCTGGCAGAAATCCAAAGGATGTGCCATAGAATTTGAATATGCCTATGAACACGGAATTCATATATTTTTTGCAGGAGGACGAAATGGCGAAGCGTAAGAAACAGACAAGAAAGCATAGCAGAACGTACTTGCCCGATATGCCCGGGCGATATCCTATATGTCCGGGAAACATGGTGTGCACTTCCGGTTAATGAAGTTGGTCATATACGCGGGCATTCCACCTATTATTACAGGGCAGATGGAGATTTACGTCCAAGCGGATGGCGAGGAAAATGGCGACCATCCATTCATATGCCAAAAGAAGCCGCACGTATCTGGCTCAAGGTTACTGATGTGAGTGTGGAGCGGTTACAAGATATCGACGGAAAAGGGTGTGTGAAAGAAGGAATTGAAGAAGAACCTTTAAAAGACATCGGAGACGAGTTTGTAAAAGGGATGTTTCATGACCTGTGGGATTCAATCATCAAGAAATCCGACCTTGACCGCTACGGCTGGGATGCATCACCGTGGGTGTGGGTTATCGAATTTGAGAGGTGTGAAAAGCCGAAAGGAGAAAATTAGATGAACGATAGATATTTATTCAAAGCGAAGAGAGTTGATAATGGAGAATGGGTGCAGGGGAATCTCATAACCGACGAGCAGGATGAGAAAAAGTGTTTTATTGCTTATATTTTTGGAACAGACGATGAAGGACAACCTCATGATATTGATTTCACATTGGTTGACCCGTCCACCCTCTGCCAATGTACAGGATTAAAGGACAAGAACGGCAATCTAATTTGGGAGAATGATATTCTCAACCTTAAAAATGGAAAAGCTGTTGTTATCTGGGATAAGGCAGAATGGAGAATTAAGTGGATTGAAGATACTATATGGCGAAGGGATTTACATTTTTGGGCTAATGAAGATGATTGGAAATGTGAAGTTATTGGCAATACATTTGACAATCCAGAATTATTAGAAAGTGAGGAAAATTAGATGAATCGTGTAATTTTATGTGGAAGATTGACAAGAGAACCAGAAATTAGATATTCGCAGACAGCAAACGGAAGTATGGCGGTAGCAAGATACACATTAGCTGTTGACAGAACTTTCAAGAAAGAGGGCGAACCGACAGCCGATTTTATCAGTTGTATTGCGTTTGGCAAGAATGGAGAGTTTGCGGAGAAATATTTACATCAAGGCACTAAGATTATCGTTGAGGGCAGATGGCAGACTGGAAGTTACACGAATAAAGATGGCAATAAGGTTTACACGAATGATGTCATTGTTGAAAGGAACGAGTTCTGCGAAAGCAAAAATTCATCTATGCAGCAGGAAACACAGGATAATCCACAACCAATGCCTAGTAACGTAGCAGCAGAGGGCGGATGGATGAACATTCCAGATGGGCTTGATGAAGAGTTGCCATTTAATTAAGAGGTGTAATTATGGATTACAAGAAGTTAAGACAGGCAAAAGCCATAAAATCAGAGAACAGAAAGAAACTTCTAAAGATAAATTCAAAATTGAATGACAGGAGTGGGATTTATTTTCTCACAAGAGTGGATGAAAATGGCATCAATTACTTTTATGTGGGGCAAGCAGTACGTATATGCCAGAGAATGTGCGGACATCTTGTAGGTTATCAGCACATAGATCTATCCATCAAAAAGAGAGGTTTTTATAGTGTCGATAACCCTTATGGATGGAAACTGAATTTCATCAACTATCCAATCGCTGAACTTGACAAATGGGAGCAGTACTGGATTTTGGAGTACACCAAAAAGGGTTATCAATGTCGCTATAACAAGACCGCAGGCGGTCAAGGAGAGGGTAAAGAAAAGATAAACGAATTTAAGCCATCTAAAGGCTATCGTGACGGCATACAGCAAGGCAAAAAGAATCTTGCGAGGGAATTATCCAACATTGCAGAAAAACACCTTAAAATCGAATTAAGAGAAGATAAGATAAACAATAAGGTGTCGCAGAAACAGTATGAGAAGTTTATGAGTTTAATAAGCGAGGATTCTTATGAGAATAGGACTGATTGATGTTGACGGACACAACTTCCCAAATTTACCACTTATGAAATTATCTGCTTATCATAAATCTATCGGAGATAGTGTTGAATGGTACGAACCAATGTTTAGCGGTCATATGAATAAAGTTTATATGAGCAAGGTTTTTACATTTACACCCGATTATGAGTATTGCATTGATGCAGACGAAATTATCAAAGGCGGTACAGGTTACTCTTACCCCGATGGAGGAAAACCGTTGGATGGCGAAATAGAACACATATATCCCGACTATTCTATCTATTATGAGAAAATACCTAGTGTTAAAAATACTGCTTATGGCTTTCTTACAAGAGGTTGCCCTAGAGGTTGTGATTTTTGCATAGTAGGAAAGAAAGAGGGTAGGTGTTCCGTGAAAGTTGCGGATTTGCCGGAATTTTGGAGCGGGCAGAAAAATATTGTTTTGTTAGATCCGAATATGTTTGCCTGTAAAGAGTGGAAAGATTTAAGCCAACAACTAATTGACAGCAATGCCTTGGTTGATTTTTCACAAGGCTGTGACATAAGAATTATGACCGACGAAAAAGCAGAGTACCTAAAGCGAATGAAGATAAAACAGATACATTTTGCTTGGGATAGATATGAGGACAAAGATATTATCGTACCTAAGTTTAAGCGGTTCGCTGAATTAACAGGGTGGAAATATTGGAGAATGACAGTTTATTGCTTGTGCAATTTTAACACAACTTTTGAACAGGATTTAGAAAGAATATACACACTTAGAGACTTGGGATATTCGCCTTATGTAATGCTGTATGAGAAAGATAAAATTCCTCCCGGTCATAAACTAAGGCAGTTACAGAGATATGTAAACAGCCGATGGATTTTTAGATCGTGCGACAACTTTGAAGATTATAAGAAACAATGAGAAATTTATGGAATTATTGAAAGAGGGTGAAAACAATGGTTGATTGGTCGGAATACAAAAGTCCAGTTCAATTAATTACAAATCAAATGCAGACTAAACTTGAAGGACAAATTCTTGAAGCAATACAAAATGTAGGAGTTGTTGTTGACAAGGAAGAACTGATAAAGGCGATGAATTACGACAGAGATCAGTATGCTAGTGGATTTGAGAATGGTTATAACAAGGCTATTGACGATTACAAACAAAGTATAGAGACACTGGAAAAAGCGTATAAAGATAGAAATTATGCAGCATATCAACTGAAAGGAGCGAAGCGGAATGAAGAACAGTGCCTTGCGAAGATTTTGAGAGAAAAGAGGTTGCAGAATGAAGATTGACGAAAACACAATAAACAACAATGCATTAAGGCTAATTGATAATATATCAAGAGCCTTTGTAAATACGAATATTTCTGAATGTAGTGGTGATAGATACACAGCGATTACTATCGGCTATATCAAGGGTATCTGTACTATGGCTAATGCTATGAAAGAAGTTTTGAAAGTTGATTAAAAATCAAAGAAAGTAGGTGATTCAGAATGAAATTTACAAGTAGAAATGCTGACAATATAACAGAAGCAGTACACGGACTTGATATTTTTACAAAAAACTGGTGTATGAATTGTGAAGAGACCGACAAGCAGAAAAATTTAATATTTAGATGTAAAGAGTGCGATTTCAGGGCAGAATTGGGCGAGTGCTTAGTTAAAAGATTTTCCAACGACCATGAACACAATTATCCAATGAAAGATTTTGGAAGTATGGGTATGCACTAACCAAAAATCAAAGAAAGGAATAGGTTGTCGCGACATAAAACCGAGGTTTCCTTTTGGTGATGAAATGGAAGAACAATTAAATTTATTCGACTACATAAGAGAACCTATCAGCATAACAAAACCCATTCGATTGATAGAGTTGTTTGCAGGCTACGGAAGTCAGGCAATGGCACTAAAACGTATAGGTGCTGATTTTGAGCATTACAGAGTTGTGGAGTTTGATAAGTTCGCAATCAAAAGTTATAACGCAGTTCATGGAACGAACTTTCAGACCATGGACATAACGAAAGTACACGCTAATGACTTAAATATTGTTGATACAGACAAGTATTGCTATATGATGACATACTCTTTTCCTTGCACCGATTTGTCTGTGGCCGGGAAACAAGCAGGTATGAGTAAAGGTAGTGGCACAAGAAGTGGTTTGTTGTGGGAAGTTGAGAGGATTTTAACCGAAATCAGAGATTGCAACGGAGAATTACCACAGATTTTATTCATGGAGAATGTGCCGCAAGTACATAGTCAAGATAATATGCCTGACTTTAGAAAGTGGATAGATTTCCTTGAAAGCATAGGTTACACAAATTACTATCAAGACTTGAATGCTAAAAATTATGGTGTAGCACAAAATCGTGAAAGATGTTTTATGTTTTCATTCCTGGGTGAGTACAATTATCATTTCCCACAGCCTATACCACTCAAAAAGAAGTTAAAAGACTATCTTGAGGATAATGTAGATGAAAAGTATTACATCAACAATGAAAAGGCACAGAAACTTATTCAGACACTTATTGACAACGGAACATTACCAAATACAATCCCTAAGAGCAGAGCAGAGCAGAGCAGAGCAGAGCAGAGCAGAGCATAGCAGAGCAGAGCAGAGCAGACTTGCGTTGACGGAACAATCTGCAATCCAAAAGAATGTGCTATTTCAAACTGCATCACAGCAAGACAAGACAGAGGAATATCTAATCAGAGGTCGGTTGGAAATGTTGTCGCAAAGAATAAATGAAGTTGGCTTTATTGATAAAGGCACAGGGCAACATCAAAGCAATACCATCTATTCTGATAATGGCTGTTGTCCTTGCTTAAATGCAGTAAATCACAAAGAGCCGATTAAGGTTGTTACGAAATTTTGATTGAATGGAAGTAATAGGAAGTATTTACACGGAAGTTTCAGAGAATTTTCAGAAAGGCATTATTGGGGGGGGGTATCTCCCGATGTGTCAAAGCAGAAAAACACGATTTAGGAGTTGTTTTAATGAATGAATTTAAAGTGATAGGTTCGCTTGAAAGCAAATTTGAAAGCACGAACCTAATTTATGACGTGGAGGGGTGCAGTCCAACATTGAGTACTATGCAAGGTGGCGGTCAAGAACCGAAAATATTAGTAAATAGTTTTGACAAACCAAAATGTATAAATTCAAAAGGTGGCAGAAATGGTATCGATAACTTGCAGCCAAGCATTCAGGATAGATGTTATAGTGAAAATGGTATTAGTTTTACGATTACAAGCAGTTTTTTGCCTAGTGTCTTAACAGAAAGTCAGATAGTTGCTATGCGTGGAAGAAATCCCGATAATCCATCTGACAGGTCCGTGGGTAGTCCGACAGAACAGAGGTTAGAAGTGAATACGCAAGGAACCAGTAATTGTCTGACAAGTGTGCAGAAAGATAACATGGTTATGGAAAGCCAGGTATTAACACCAAAGCGCACGGAATACGGCAAACAAATAAGAAAAGCATATGAAAGCGGACAGGTACAGGAGATCAGACATAATATGACAGAATTAGAACCTAGGCAAGATAATATATCTAATACGCTGACAACAGTACAAAAGGATAATTTATTACTTGAAAATAATATCCAAAAAGTCGGTCAAATATCAAGCGATGGTTCCCAATGCGGTACAGTTATTTCTGATAACGGCATATCTGCTAATCTTGTAGCTGGCACACACGGATATGCGAATAGCCATATCGCTACACAATATCTTATCAGAAAGCTAACACCGAGAGAATGCGGACGGCTGATGGGTGTATCTGATGAAGACATTTCCAAAATGGCAGCAGTAAACAGCAACACGCAGTTATACAAGCAGTTTGGAAACAGTATAGTTGTGGATGTTATGTGTGCTATGTTTAAGAATTTGAATATTAAGCAAGGAGAATAATGATGACAGACGATACAAAACAGGAAATACAAATAGTCCTTGACTTGCTAAAAGGTAGCCTGACAAGGAACGGAGTGTCAATGGGATTTGATAAGAAAAGACATTCATTATTGTTCTTTGATACGAATACCTACTTAGACAGCAAGAAAATGGACGGATTTAGGGTTAAGTTAGATGATTTAGTAAAATAGAACTTGAATTGACAGGAGTAACAAATATGGCTTCAAAACGTATGTTCAAGATTGATTTGGTTACATCTGATGCTTTCCTGGATATGCCATTAACTGCACAGGGGTTGTTTTTTCACCTTTGCATAAGGGCAGATGATGACGGATTCGTTGATTGCGCAAATAAAACTATCCGGGAGTGCCAAGCAAGTAAAGAGGATTTGGAACTTCTAAAAGAGAAACACTATGTGCTGACATTTCCGGATTCCAATGTGATAGTAATAAAGCATTGGAAGATACATAACACGATTCCTAAGGATAGGTACAAGCCCACAGTATATGTGGAAGAAAAAAATATGCTTTACACAAAAGAGAATGGGGCTTACACATTTGATGTTTCTAAGTCGGTTACAAACCGTAGACAAAATGTAATCACAGATAAGATAAGAAAAGATAAGAACAGTAGTTATACGAAAAACAGGAAGAAAGATAAATTTCATAATTTTGATGAAAGAGAATATACAGAAGATGAAATGGAAGAGTTAGAGCAGAAATTATTGGAGGCAAATAGATGAAGTATATAGGCAAATGCAACGAATGTGGGAAAAAGTTAGACAAAAAAAGATTGTATTGTGATGAATGCAGCAAAAAGAGGGCTAATAAATACTACAGAGATAACTATTATTTTTACAAGCAGATGGGAATTTGTACAAAATGCAAAAGACGATCAGCACTGGAAAATCATGTGTATTGCAAAGAATGCAATGATAAGATGAAACAACGTGTAAAGAAATACTATATTAAGAAGTCTGGAGTGATTAGTAATGCATGAACTTAAAAAAGAAGATTTCCCATGTAATATTGGAACAAAGGTTTATTTCGCATTCGCAGATACAGGAAACATCGAAGAAGACATAGTAGTCGGATTTAAAGGCATAGATGAATTTAGGTATGTTCTACTAAAAGAAAATTCTATGATAACGCTTTCTGCATTTAAAAAATATGCTTGCTATTCGGCAGAACAAGCACTGAAGCGTATTGAGTTGGAAAGAGGTGAGTACCATGTCTAACTTAAAGAAAGAAGAGCAAATGCGGAGAGAGGGAATGGCATATGCCCTTAGAGTTGCAAAGGAAAGAGGTATTGATGGTCTTGAAGAGGAACTAGAGAAGAGAAACGCAACAGAGGTTCCAATCAGAATTTCCACGTCGCAGTTGAAAGAATTTAGCCAACTTGTTAAACATAATGTTGTTTTTTATATGGGTGTCCTTACCAGGGGCGTTTTGGCTGATAAATTTGGTTTTGATGCGGATCAACTGAAAATTTTTGATGAAAATCTGAATTTTCGTGCCGATTGTTTGACGGAAGATTATACAACGTGGAAGGACCAGATCGACACGTTGAATGAGGACTTTAATCTTGGAATTAAAGATGAGGGGATAGATACCACAATCAGAATATAAAAATATAAGATCAAAGAGGTAATGGCTATGAAGTTTTCACGACTTACAAAGCCAGAACTTGAAGAAATTATTAAAAATGCCAATTTTACCGAGGATGAAGAAAACATATTCAGATTGTTAGCCAGAGGACTTTCATTAAAAGAAATATCCTTTAGGCTATCAATCTGTTTAAGTACTCTTTGCAGGAGAGTTTCTGATATAAAAGAAAAGGTCAAAAGATTGGATGTGGAGTTATGATTGAAGAAGGGCTTACAAATGAAGATTTATTGAAATATGCGATTGATAATGGTATTATTGACCCAAGCCACATTCGAGAGCAAATAGAAATGAACGAAAGAAAAAATTATTTGCAAAGGCACAAAAATAAGGTATGGCAAAGCAAAGATGGTAAATTTTACACATATCTTCCAGACAAAACGACCAAAAGAGGTAAAAGGTTGGTAAAGAAAACAACTATGGAATCCTTGGAAGATGCAATAGTGGATTTTTACAAAGAAAATGACACAGACCCATATATTGAAGATGTTTTCCTTGAATGGGTAAATAAAAAATTAGAATATGGGGAAATTAAGAAGCAATCCTATGATAGGTATATGACGAGTTATTATCGTTTCTTTACGAAAGATGTTCCTATTTGCAAAATCAGATTTAGGCATATCACAGAAGATATGTTGGAAGATTTCATAAGAACATCAATCGCGGAGAAACATTTGACCGCCAAAACGTGGGGCAGTCTTAGGCTTCTTATTAACGGAATGTTCAAACTCGCTAAAAAGAAAAACTATACGGACATTAGTATATCACAATTTCTTGGTGATTTGGAACTACCTAGAAACATTTTTACGAAAAAAAATCGAACTAATGAAGAATGTGTGTTTACCAAAAACGAAGTCAGTATGATAAAAAACTATATCTACAATGATGAAGAATCTCTTTTAAATTATGGGGTTCTTCTTGGTTTTTGTACTGGACTTAGAATTGGTGAGTTGTCAACCTTAAAATGGATGGATGTTGAAGATAAGGCTATTTTAGTCAGACGAACAGAAATAACAATTAGAGATGAAAATAATCACTGCATATATCCTGTTCAAGATTTGGCTAAAACCCCTGCCGGATGTAGAAAGGTGTTTATAACGGAAGAGGGGGAAAACGTATTACGGAATATCCGTAGAATGAATCCATTTGGAGAATATATTTTTGTAAAGGATGGAAAGCGTATGCACGCTGCTTGTTTTTCTAGGAGAATTGCAAGGATTTGCAAAAATCTAAATATTCTTGAAAGGACAATGCATAAAGCAAGGGCAACATACGGAACCACATTATGTGATGCACAAATTCCAAAAAGCATTATCATTTCACAAATGGGGCATACGGATATTAGAACAACTGAGAAGTACTATTATTTTGATAACAAGTGCGACTTAGAGAAAAGAAAGTATGTGAATTACGCATTACAGTCGTAA